TTTTTTTTATTCGCTTGGTGTGAAGTTATGATTACGCATGTAATCGACGATCTTATAGGTCGTTCTTCGTGTGATGTATTGATTGATATATGCTCTTGTCATACCTGCCATATTAGCAGATAAGTAGAACTGAGTGGATAGTCCAACCAATACATTTTGTACAATTTCTTTTTGAAATTCTTCGAAATTAGTTATGACTTGTAAATCTTGTGTCATCATAGGGGCTTCAACCACCGATATGAATTCAATATCGACAAGCATATTCATTTCATCGATAATCGTTGTAATTGTTTTCTGTTGAATGGGAATTGGTGGATTCATTTGACGTTCTAATGTTTCACGTCGTATACTCCAATCTTTATATATAATTCGGCATCCAAGTATAATGATAATGAGCATCATTATAAGAATGCTAATATACTGAATATTCTCCCATGTGATAATACTAACTTCCATGATGTCCTCCTAATAGTAATTAACGATATGACCAATTTACCATATTTTTTTCTAAGTCAAAGATATTAGAATCATGACTTTTAAACTTCTTACTTAAATCAATATATTCATTGATTTTAGCTTTATATTTATCTAATCCATCAGGATATGATTTTAAGAATGCGTTTACATCGCCAATCCCTTGGTTTAGATTAATGAATAATTCACCGCTATCGACCAATTGATGGACTGTCTTAGATAGCATAACAACTTGAACGTGTTCTTTATAATGCTCATCAAGTACAATCTTAGCAATTTTAAATGTATTGACTGACTCACCATTGTTCAATAGATGATCAGTCACAATGGCACAATAATCAAATAATGTCAACATAGGACCATGATGCATTTCAATCGTCGCATCAAAACGTGTGATGTTACCTAATACTTGACAATGTTCCATTTTGAGTTCTCGTATAGCATCAACAAAGTTACCATAGTCTGGATGTTTACGAATTGCTCGTTCACAACCTTTAATAAAACCTACGTAATTTTCTAGGTTCATAAAGTAATATTTATCTTTGTTGAAGGATATATCAAATTCAGCAGCTGGAGAAGCTACTGTTTTATTCGGATCGTGTAAGTAATTTACATTTCCCATAGTATATCTCCTTTCATTATGTATTTGATTAGATTAATACATTGTGCTGAACCCTTAGTATATAATAGTCTGGTTTACAAGCAACTATATACATTTCGTGATTCAAAAAGGAGTAAACTATGAACACTAATAAAGAAGAACGAATTATCATAGATGAGAATACAAACTTTATCTCCTTGAGCATGATTCAAGGCAAGATTCCATTACGAAGTATTCTCCAATTTAAAGACCGTTGGAACTGGAACTTACTATCCAGATACCAACCATTCAATATTATTGAAATGGCATATATTGATGATTGTGTAAACTTCAAAGAGTTATTTAAAGAACATCCATTTGATATTATGATAGCTCGTAAATATGCCGATTACTTAGATTGGTATCATATCTCTGAAAATTGTGATATGGATGTAGATGATATGATTCAGTTTAAAGAATATATCAATTGGGATTATGCACGTCCCAGTCAAAATGTATTTAGACATGGGACAACTGGACAAATTCGTTCATTGGCAGATAAGTTAGATTGGCATTACTTTGAGGATAACACTCTTAAATATGACATGTATTTCTTGAACGAATTTAAAGAAGAAATTCCTTGGTGGAACGTGGCTTATGTGAAACGATGGAATCGTCAGTTCGTATATCGTTTCGCCGATGTATTACCATGGCGTCTCATTACAATAGCCCATCCAGAGTTAATGACAGAAGATGCATTTGTTGCTGGGGCTAGATGGTTACTTATTGATACTGATGGTCCTAATGGTGAAGCTAATGGTATTTATAAATTGATCAATAATTATAATGATGAAGTGATTATCAATTGTATGGAATTTATTGATGGTTTCACACATTTGGGTATTAAAGCATTTGCTGGATTACCATACGTAACCCAATTACTCGCTAGAGTTAGTATGAATGACGATGGCTATCTCATTGAGCGTGTAGCACAAACACTAGATGATATTTTAGTGAATAACTATCGTTTAGATGAATCATTTTTACAAGTCATCGAAGAGGTTATTAAAATTGCATTGCATGTAGATGAATTACATGATGGGATGGAACTATTTTCTATTGAAACATCTCTCCTCAGATATGCCTACAACCTATCTCCGAATAAGAAAATCGTAGATTTCATCAAACGAGTGACTGGTAAGAACATCTATGCAGACCCTACTAAATGTATTAGTGTTGATGAGTATGTTGGATTTGCTCAACGCTATCCAGACTTAGCATTCAGTGAAGGGTATCCTAATAATATCGATACATTTGTTGATATTATCGCTGAATATGGTACCGCTGAAGCTAAACAACGATTAATTGATGTAATCAACACCCATGAATTATTTGAAGGGATTCCTGATAAAGATAAAGCAGATGCAATTGATAAATTGGAAGGCGTTTACAAAGAACCTGAAGATAAGCACCAACCGATTATACCAGAGCCACCAAAGGAAGAAGGTGAAGTAGATGAGTCTAACCATAACGAGCAATAATCGCGAGTATATTCCGTTAACAGCTGATGGTAAATATGCTATCGTGTTAGGTACCTTATTCGCATTCGATGTAGATCCCAGTTTAATTGAAGCTATGAAACAAACCAATGCATCATCACTCTGTATCTTTCCTATGGATATTAGTGATGGATATGAACGATATAAAGAAGGTATTACAAATATCTTTAAATATATCATTTATGAAAATCAGAACTTCATTGGTAACACGGTGGTGATAGCTCACAATGCTGAGTTACAGAAAATTACATCTGAAGTCATTAGTTCTGTAGCTCGAAAAATCTCATCCTCTCATAAAGTATATCCGACAGAAGATGTGATGATGGCTCAACCAGTGACAGCCTTTAAAGGTTCTACTGGTGATGCAGCCACAAAAATCACCGCATTTGCACGTTGCTCACAGGCGGTAAGTGATCGTCAAGATGGTGATAGTGAGAAGATATATTACTATAAAATTGAGGACACTGACATTTCTTTTGAATTTCGAAAGAACTATATGCTCGGTAATATGTCAACCGGTGTGAATATCGGAACCTTCTCCTATCACTGTAAACGAGAATGGCTAGAACGATTTGTGCTTAAACCTAAACACACATCTTCTAATGATTAAGGAGGGATAGGATTGACTACACAAACCATTTATCCAAAGAATTCATTTTTAATACGATTGGATTCCGATGTCGATGTTGAACCAATCTATCGAAGTGAATTTTCCGTTGCTATTCGAACCGATAAACGGATATTATATGTAGCTGATAGTGTTGATGACTATATTGTGGAACGAACAGCGGAAAATCTTAGACTGTTTGGTGAAGAAGTCGTTCGGTTAGATACTACTTGTAATCGAAAAGATATCTTTACCCTAACACGATATATTGGATATCCATTTAGTGACCAACTGGCTGATACAACATCTATTGTTAAAGCTGAACCAATTAAGCTCACGTTTTTTATCATAGGATTATCACGATCGCAAGATTTGATTACTAAGTTATCATCGTTTGACTCCTATGAAAAATTTGTGAATTCATTGGTGAATAATATAGCTAAAAACATTGATATCGATTACCAGAATGAATACTTAGAATGGTATAATAGTAAATATGATTTCGAATCATTGTATGAGTTTATGACATATTTTAATATGAAAGGCTCTATCAATGATGGTATTGTAGATATGCAGATCGCGTTACAATCTACCATTAAAAACGAATCAATGCTACCAACTAAGGAATGTTGTCTGATTGTCCGATGGGACGAATTGAATTGAAAACATATATTATTACCACGTATCAGTAAGTAACTGGAGGTTTAATATGTCAAACACAACGTTTTCTCTAAGTCGTTACTTAGAGAAGAATCAGGACACTGAACATCCTGAACTCACTGAAGATTGTTTCGTAACAGATGATGAATTAGTCGACTTCATCGAATCTAACGGAATAATCAATGACGTTCATTACTCGATTAAGAAAAAGAAATCCACTAAATGTAAATCAGAGGACGATATGCTAACCGTTGAATTTCTATAAGAATTAATCGATGATTGAACGTATATGTAACACTATGCTTACATAAGCTAGTTGATCAACTATTTTATTGAAGGAGGGCGTAACAATGCCGAAATTTAGTGAGGTATTAAAAGCCTTGGAAGGTAAGACCAAAGGCACGAAGGAAAAAAAAGGTAGCACAACTTTCTCCAAGAAAGATTTTGCTGATTTGACAGCTTCTTTCTTGAATGAGGATGATTATGTTGCCAAAGGTATCAAGACAGTGAATGGTCAATATACAGAAATTGAATCCACTCCTGTTAAAGATTTCCGTGAAGCGTTTATCAAAGATGTGTTGGTAAAACACGGTATTGATAAACAAGAAGCTGAAGCTGCTGCTAGAACTTACCAATATAGTCCTAAGCAAGCAGAAACATTGTATCCGGTAATCACTGAATTGATTTACCAATACATTGGTGCTGGTCGCACATTCAACTTCCAAAACAAAGCAGATTTCACTGCTGCTATTAAAATGCGTGATGTCGACGCTCACGATTCTACATTTAAAAATCGTGAAACTGGTGTAGAAACTGTTACAGCTATCGCACCTCATCGCGTATTAATCAAAAAGTCTTCTGCTCCAGCTTGGAAGAAAACTAAGAAAAAATAATCATTTTACACTTATGAGAGTATATGGATAGTCCGTATACTCTCATCTTATTCTTTTACTTGGAGGAAATAAAAAATGAATTTCACATTTAGACAAAACAACGCAACTAAAATTTTTAATGATGCAAGAATTGTGGGTATCGAGTTTGACTATTTCCCAAACTCAATCGTGTATTTTATAGATTACACAGAATCCTCATTTATTAGAGCAACTTCTCGACTAACGGTTAGTGTTCCACATAATCCTAAGTTCGATGAAAAGATCATCATCGATAAGGATGATATTTTGAAGAAAGTGCAATCGTATGTAGCACATACGCATGCAACTACAATACCAGTTCAATCTATCCACGATTATGTGGTAGAACTTCTATTGGGTGAGTATGATATAGTCGAAAAGAAATCCAGTGGTGATAACGAACCGAATATTCGCGAGTTAGCAGATACATTCATTGATATGCTAACTGTAGTTCCTCAAATCATCAAATCCGGTGGAAAACCAAAGGTTAATAAATCTGGTAATGAGGTCTTGAAAGAGACTGCACGTAAGATTAAAAATAGACCACCATATCCACCTAAACATAATTCCGATAAACGTTATCAGATGATCAATATTGATAAACCGATGACAATGGTAGTTCCTGAACCTAATGGAACTATCCAAATCATATCGGGGATGACAGTCACTGGTATGGTGGTTGGTACTACATCTGTGTCGGTGTATTATACACGTTCAAACAACCCATGTGGTGCATCCCCCTATGGGGTGTGTTATATCGTTCGGGGATACCGATGTTCGTAAAGTCTATAATACAATCGCAAAATGCTTTGGTAGATCTAAAGCGGATGTGATTGATCTTGTGACTTTACAAGAGATGCTTGTTGCAGAATTCGGTAAATAAAATATATTAAGTCTAGGAGGAAATAGTTATGGTTTTATACATGAATACAGTACTTGTAAACGGCAATATTAATTCAATATTTGTGAATAGTGCCCAGTTGGTAACACTTAAAGTATATAAACCCGATAAAGGTAAAAGTGGTAAAATACTTGCTGTTACTGTACGATATGGGCAAGATATTAAGACGGATGCCTGCTTTGAAACATTCGAGATTCCTGTTAAAGGAATCTATGACAATGTGGATATTATCACTAGACTCATGATAGGTATCAATAAGGTACCAAGCATAAGTCGGGATTCTATCGATGTCGATGATATCCTTGGTGATATGGTTGATAGATAACTAAGAGGAGCTTCGGCTCCTCTTTTTTTGCCTGTTAAACTCCCATACTAGGACATAGTTTTAAATCCAAATACTATGGTTCATTTTTTTCTTGGATCATAGAGAAAGGAGTTCACTATATGCCTAAAAATAGAGATACTCGTTGGCTAAAGAATATCGGTAAGTCTGTTGCATTCGGTATGAAAAATGTACTGAATGAAAAGATGTCCGAAAGCCAGAGTATTCGCGGATCAGTATATGACTCCGCAAAGAATTTACGTCAATCTATTATCGAAATGCGTCGTAATAAAACAGCGGGAGCTGGTAAAAAATTTATCGATGATGCAAAGACAAAAGCAAAAGAAACTTATGAAGATGCGATGAAAGCATTGAAGTCTGGTGATTTGTATCCTGATAAAGACGATAGTGGTTTCGGTGATGATTTTAATTTTGATGATGACGATTTCTCTTTTGACGATGATGATGGAGCGACACAGTCCTCATCTAAATCATCTAACTCAACGACTAGTGCCGCTGAGATTAGCTCCATTGGTCGTGTTGAAAAAGCGACCTATGCTACAGGTGCTAAAACGGCAAGTGGGATTGTCAAATTAGATAAAACTATGAAAACCCATGGTGCTATTATAGCAAAAGGGTTTGAGAAACAAGCAGCGACTGCTGCTAAAATGACATTAAGTATGCTAGTAGCCCAAGAAAAACAACATAGTCAATCTATGGGCCAGTTAGTTGGTATACGTGATTCATTAAATACAATTAATACGTTTAATCGTGACGTTATGGGAAAATTCGTTGAAGGATCCTTGCGTTACTATGAAGACAGTTTAGGTATTTGGTCACAAATGCTCGAATTACAAGAGAAAGCAATGAACCCAGAAAGCCCATTCGGTAAAACCGGTGGTCGTGCTTCTGATTTCTCTAAAGTCTTCGGTATGGGTGGGTTCGACCCAAGTTCCTATATGAAGGTTATCAAAGATAACTTCTTGGGTAATACTCCATTTGGGATGTTGGCTACTGGTTTATCCATGGCTAGTTCAATGGGACCGAAACCAAAACGAGGGTTTATGAATAACCCATTAGGTACGGTACTAGAGCAAGCTATGAGTGCCTTTATGCCTAAAATGATTGAACAATCATTGGCTAGTTTAGATACATCTATCGCTAATATGATTCCGGCATTACTCTCTAAAGTAACGTATCAACGGAATAATTACAATAGTTCATTAGCCCAATTCATTGGTAATGTATTTGGTATTGATACCAAAAGTGGTCGATTCGATCCAAGTAAGTATAATAAAGGGGCTGTGGCATTCGACGGTATAACACATCGTACGATCAACCAAGTTATCCCTACGTACTTAAGTGAGATCCTAAAAGCTATCACCAATGGACCTGCGACTGTATTTGACCACAAAATGGGTCAGTTTACAACTCGTGATGAAATGCAAGATCGATATAATCGAGAAATGCAATATATGGCTAATCGAGCTACAGCACCATTGAGTGATAAAACAGATAAAGTTATGCGTCATATGGATTTTGATTCAGCTGCTGATAAAGAAGAAGTTGAAAAATCCATTAATAAATTCACAAGTGATTTAGCTAAAGGTAACATTCGGTATAACCCTAAGAATTTAGAACGAATGTTAGCGGATATTGAAAATCGATCAGCCAAAGCCATCTTAACATCTGTTATGAAACAGATGTCCAAAGGTGACCATATGGCAATGGCAACGGCTCATTATAAATATGGTGACATGGTTAGCGATTTCAATAATAACTATTCTGATGGTGATTATACTGGCTATATTTTAAATGATAACTTCTCTGAAGCGGGTAAGAAAATCTTATCGCAACGTGAAAAAGACGAGAAGAAAAAGAAAGATAAAAAACTTAAATCTACAGGGAATGCTCTCCTTGATAAGAAACTAGGCATTGAACCGGGTGCAAAAACATCTGCTAATGATATTGATAACATGGATGAAAATGTTAGAAAAGCATTGGTTGACGGTACCGATCAAAGTCTGCAGGATAAAAAATCGGTTGGTGGAAATAAGGGTTTAGGATATTATCTAAAGAACCCTATGAATGCATTGACTGATGTAATTAGTAAAATTGATAATTCATTATATAATATCATCTTCTCTGATGATGAAGATGGTTCAATTATTGTTAAGATTGAACAGCAAATCATAAAAACATTTGCTTCTGTTAAGAAATTCTTAGTTGATAATATATTCAAACCAATTAAAGAACAAATCATGCCAGATAAAGCCAAACAGAAACTCCATCAATTCGGTGATAGTCTTATGGACTATGCTAAGAATATGATGATGGGTGTAAAGAAAGGCAATAAATATACTGGCGGTGCGTTCTCCTTTGCAGCAAATGCTGTTGGTGATATTGGTAAATATATTAAGCAAACTATCGATGGGAAACCATTCATCGATTCTGCTGGTAAAAGTATCAAGAGTCAAACGATTGGTATTGGGGCAGAGATGAAGAAGGGATTCGATACCGCATTCGGTTATTTGAAATCATATTTATTTGGCGGTAGCGATAAAAAGAAACAAGAAGCTAGTAAAAAGAAATCCTTATTGAGTAACATCTCATCTACTCTTTCCCAAGGGTATAAGATGTTCTCTAATAACTTCTTCGGTACTAAACTGAATGACCGACAGGCATTCCAACAGTTTGGTGATTTCATTAAACGAAAACTTCCAAAAGGGATTGCTAAAGGTGCTGTGATTGGTACTGGATTAGGTGCCTTATCCTTAACGGGTGGTGCTGGTTTATTAGGTTCTTTATTCTTACCTGGTGGCCCTATCGGTGCGTTAGTAGCAGGTACAGGTATTAGTTTACTTTCTCAATCTACTAAATTCAAAGATATGATGTTTGGTAAGATGGATGATAAAGGTAAACGAATGGGTGGCCTTGTCGGTAAAGGTATTCAAAAGTTCTGGAATAAGAATAAGAATGCTATTATCGGTGGCGGTATGTTCGGTGCTGTTAAAGGTTTACTCGGTATTTCAATTCCTGGTATGATCGGTGGAGCTCTCAACATGGTTGGGCTTGGTGGTGCTGGTAGTGCTATCGGTGCTATTGGGTTAGCTCCTGCATTAGGTGCTGGTCTATTAGGTCCAGTTCTTATGGGTGCTGCTACAGGTCTTGCTGTTAAATCCAAACGTTTCCAATCTCTGTTATACGGTAAAGATAAAGGAAATGGTGAAAAAGAAGGTGGCCTTATCAATAGTAAGTTTGGTAAAGGCTTAAAGAAAATCTTACCAGGTGCTGCATTCGGTGCATTATCTGGTTTAGGATTAGGTGCCTTCGGTAGTAGCTTCGGATTAATCGGTGCGTTAGGCTTAGGACCTATGGCTATGGCCTTAGGTGGTAGTGCATTAGGTATTGGCTTAACATCTGAAAAATTTAAAGAAGCATTATTCGGTAAATTTAATAAAGATGGCACTTACAAATCTGGCTTAGTGGATAAATTCAAAAATATCTTAACAGTCGGTGTTGTAAACCCATTAAAAATTCGATTTGAAAAAGGTGCTCTTGCTGTTGAAAAATGGTTTGCTAAATCCATTGTAAATCCATTGCAAGATGCCTTCACTCCATTGAAATGGATGTTTAAAGATCTCACAGGTGTGATTAAAGATAAAGTAACTAATATCTTTACTAAAACAGCTGATGCGATTGCTAAACCATTTAGTCCATTAACTCGTGCGATTACTAAACTCTTAACTGGCGTATATAAGACTATGAAGTCTGCTACAGACAGAGTATTCAAAACCGCTATGTGGGGGTTGGGTCAATTATTATCATCTCCAGTTAAACTGGTTGGTTTAGCTGCTGGTATGGCATCTGGCTATTATAGTATGGGTGCTTATAAAGAAAACGTTCGAAACAAAGCCAGTCGTGTAGGTGAAGCTAGTGGATTCTTCGGTAAGTTGAAAGCTACTGGTTCTACACTCGGTGCTATGTTAGGTATGGGTGATGCTGATCTTACATCGGATAAGTATAAAGATTTAGCTCGTGCAAAAGCCTATGCTAACGAACGCGATACTCGTCAAAATCGTTATTTTGGTCGAAGAGAAGCCTTGATTGCAAAACATGAAGCTCAACAAGCTGCACTCGAACAAGAGATGCAAGCTAACGGTTGGTCTTCTAAAGATAAACGTCGTGCTCAGCAAGATTTATCTGCTAAGCAAGATCGTGATAAGCTAATTGGTGCTGATACTAAAGACCAAATGACGGCAATTAATCAAAAGGAATTGGAAGTTCAAGAAGAATCCAGAGATCATTTAAAAGGTATTAAGAAAATTATTAGCCGTTTAGCGGTTCGTCTTGGTATCGTTGATCCTAAGGAAGCTGCTGTTGAACCTAAGCATGATGATGATGATCCAACTAAATTAGTTGGTGATAAAACGGCTCAAGAAATTGCTAAGGATAAGAAATTAGCAGCGAAATCCAATTTCAGCTTTGATATCCAAAACTTCGGTAAACCTGCTGATAAAGCGGACGGTACAGGTCGTCATGCTGATGATGATGTGACTAAGCTTGTTGGTGGTCGCACTGGTCAAGAGATTATGAAAGAACGTAGCGATGAAAAGAAACGTCAAAGTATGCTTGATTTGTTACGTCCTATTGCTGAAAATGCCAAAGATAAATTGAAGAATAAAGCAGAAAGCTTCTTAGATAAATTGACTAAAGGAATGGATATGGTTAAAAACTTCCTTGGTCTTACAGGTATCTTAGGGGTATTGAAAGCAATCTTCGATAAATTATCCGGTAAAGGTAGCGATAGAACCCATGATCGTATTACTCGTGATGCATTGCAAATCGGTGGTCGAAAAGTTGCTCAAACTATCGATGATATTGGCGAGAAGATGATGAAAACCAAAGCTGGTCGAGAAGCTATCGCCAAAGGTAGAGAGTTTATTGGTGCAGCTGGTCATAATATCGCTAGAATATATGATAAAGGCAAATACTATGCGAAAGCCGGTAAACAAGCGACACAAAATGCTGTGGCTGATGCTACTGGATTAGTTGCTAAAGATTATAGTGCAAACTATAAATCGGAATCGGTTCGTAAGTATGTTGCTCAACGTGGGGAAGTTAAATCAAAACTTTCTGGAATTGCTAAAGCTGAAGATATTGTTAAACAACGTCAAGTAGCTGAAGCTGCTGCTGATACAGCAGGAACTAGTGCAGCTGATATTGTTAAAGGTGCCCAAGATAAAGCTGCTAAAGAAACGGCTGAAGGTGGTGCATTGGGTACATTCCGTAAATGTATCGATGCAGTTGCTGAAAAAGTTGGGAATCTTGATATTGTTAAGAAACATTTGGGACCAAATGCTGAAAAGCTCGTTGGTTCATTAAAAAATCTTGGTAAATCTATTACTCCAAAAATGTTTATTAAAATTGCTCCTAAGTTTGCTAAAGTTGTCGGTGAAACTGCTGCTGTAGTTGGTACCGCAGGGGTACTACAAATTGGTTTCAGTTTATATGATGCTGTAACAGGAGCTATTGACGCCGATGAAATCTTTGGGGTTCCATCTGATAAAGTAACTGCGGGTATGCGATTAGCTTGTTCTATTTTACAAGTTATTCTAGGCTTACCGGGTTTAATTTATATTGATTTAGCATTAGAATGTATCAACATGTTCTCTGGTGGGGAAATCAACATCAAACAAATGTTGGCTATGAGTGTGTACACTGCATTACCAGGAACAAGCGAAGATGATGCTAAAGCGATTAAATTAGCACAAGAAGATGATAAGAACGCTCGAGAAGAGTATGAAAAGAAAACTGGTCAGAAGATGAGTGATTCTGAATGGCGTAAGCATCGTGATGCTGAAATCAACGACAAGAAAGAATCTGAACGTCTTGCTGGTGTTCGTCAAACTGCTGTGGGTAAATTCTTATTTGGTGCTAATGATGAAAACGGTGAATACCAAAATGGTTTGTTTGCTAATATGAAACAAGGTGGTCAAGCCTTCTTAGCTAAATTATTTGGCGAAGCAGATGTAGATGACTACCAAGGTAAACAATCTATCTTTGGTGATATTTGGGATGCTGCTAAGAACGCCGCCCATGATGTTGGCGTATGGTTCACTGGTGGTACTAAGAGTGATGGTACAGAGATTGAATCATTACCTGAACGTATCGGAGATGGAATCAAAAATAACCTTAAATGGTTCTTTGGTGAAGTTGATGATGATGGTAATGTAATCCAAGAGTCTGCTATCTCTAAAGGTATTACGAACCTTAAAGAATTAGGACAGGAAGCTGTCGATAAAGCTAGAAATACAGTTGTCTGGGCATTCGGTGGTATTAATGACGAAGGTCAATCACAAATGCCAGCATTGAATAATGGTATTAATAGCTTAACTAATTCATTATTTGGATTTAAATTGTTTGCTGATAATGGTGAAGGTGTGGCTGTATTCGACCCATCTTGGTCCGAAGGTCAAACCTCATTATTTGAAGAATATATCGTTAATCCATTCAATGATGCTTGTAGCAACGTTAGTAAGTTCTTTACTAACTTATATACAAACATTACTGATTTCACCAATGAATGTGCTCAAGAAATTGATGATAATGGCGTAGTGGTAGGTAGTTGGCATATTCTCCAAAAAATGTTCTATGCATTTAGTGGCATTATGTTCGACTTAACAAGCCCTATTCGCAGTGCTGTATCTACAATTACATCGGGTATTCAAAATTTCTTTGGTGGTATTGCTAATTGGATGAACGGTGTTAAAGCATGGTTCGATTCCATCACTATCAGCGACGTTGGTAAAGCGATTGTTAAAGGGTTATTGATGCCATTACCTGATACTATCAAGAATAAGGTTATCGATGTCTTATTTGGTAAAGAAGATGGTTCTAATGGTGCTACCTTAGGAGATCGTATTTTTAATGAAGTTAAATGGGGAGCTAGCAAAACTGGTTTATCTGGAGTTCTTAACTCCATCACAACTAAAAAAGCATTTACTGGTGGTGGTGAAGGGGATGACTCTGAACAAGCTAAACCTAATAACATCACAGCTAACCAAATTCAAAACGTTGCTAATAAGACTGATACATCTACTGCTACTGACGGTAAGATGATTAATTATAAACAAACCGATTCCCAATGGAGTGATTTATCTGTATTGGGTCAATCTGGTGGTTATGGTACTATGGCTGATTATGGCTGTGGTCCTACTGTATTGGCATCCGCTATGGCGAATGTAACAGGTAATACGGCGATTACTCCTAAAGTTACTGGTGCTCTTGTATCTTCTGCAGATGCAGGTCCTGCTGATAATAAAGGTATTAGTCCATCTTACTTTGCTACTGCCGCCGATAAATTGGGTGGCTCTACATTTGATTTAGATACTAAAGATCCTAATTCCTTGATCGATGCGATTGCTCAAGGTGGTACTGTTATCCTCGGTGGTACTAATAAAAATACATCAGATGTTCCATTCACTAAGGGTGGTCACTATGTTATGGCTAATGGTGCTTACGAACGTAATGGTGAAGCCTTTGTTAACGTATACGATCCATTGGGTAAACGATCTAAAGGGTATAATATTAAGAATTTGATTGCTGGGATGAACGATCCTAACAATCCTGGTTTTGCTAGCTTGATTGCCCGTAAGGGTGCCGATGTTAGCAAGTTTGTTAAAAGTGCTAAATGGGTTGATCCTAAACAAATGGAACAATTCAAAGCGGCTACTATATTTAGAGGATATGGTCCTAAAAATATTACGGGTGATGATATCCTTACTGCAGGTGAAGCATACTATGGTACACAATATAGTTTAGGTTCCGATGGTTCCGATGCTCTCGACTGTGGTTTATTTACTAAGACTGCCTTTGCGGACGTCGGATTGAGCTTGAGTAGTAGATGCGCCGACGATCAAATGAAACAATTTGAGGATGCTGGTGCATTGATTCCACTTAGTCAAGCAGGTCCTGGTGACTTAGTATTCTTCTTACATACGTATGAATGTGATGCCTATAAAGGCGTTACACACGTTGGTATCTATGCTGGTGATAATAAAATGCTACATTGTGGTTCATCCAAAGGTGTAGTATATGAAGATCTCAATATAGATTACTGGCAAGGTAAAATCTATGAATATGCTGGCTCTATTGAAAAATTATTTGGTGTCCCTACTGGTAAAGGTAAAGGACCTGGCGGTATTACAGGTAAAGGTAGTAAAGCTGATGGTGGCGGAAAAGGTAAAGGTGCAAGTGCCAAACCTAAGAGTCCATTAGAAGCATTTATTTCCAGATTCCAAGAAATTGGTAATAATGCCATCGGTTCTATGATTGCTGGTAAAGCATATACTGGTACGCCATGGGATGACAAAGGTGGTAGTAGAGGTGGTTCAAGTGGTGGTTCTAATGGGGCGTCAATTCCTCAAGATCATCAAGAATTCATAAAAGCCGTCGGTACATCTGCCCAACAAGCAGCACAGTCAGAAGACTCTTCAGGTGTATTACCATCTGTTACTGTCGCTCAAGCGATTCTTGAGTCCGGGTGGGGTAAATACTCTATTGGTAATAATATATTCGGTATTAAGGCTGATAGTAGTTGGACTGGTGCTAGGATTACTAAAAATACTCGAGAAGTTGATGAAAATGGTAATGATTATTATATCGATGCCGACTTCAGAGATTACCCTTCTCTTGAAGAAGGTATTTTAGATCATGATAGATTTTTACGTGCATATGGATTAAAGGGATTAACTGATTATCATGATCAGACAGCAAATCTCCAATCTAATGGATATGCAACAGATCCGACCTATGCATCAACACTTAACTCGGTAATTAGTGAAAATGATTTAAGTTCGTATGATTCATTCTCTGGTGGTGGAGATGCTCAGAAATATGGAGCTTCTCCAACAGGTAAAATGCCATCTGCTAGTGCAATGAAATCTCTTCCTAAATTAGGCTTATTTGGTGGTGGAGATACTACGGTATTGAAACAAATTGCATCAAATAGCAAAGGATATAATTATACTCCAGATACTAAATATGAAGGTTCTGTCATAGCTCCTGATTATGATGCATATGGTAATATTATCGCTAGTGGTATGCCACAAAATAACATGGTGACGGCAGATGACTCCATTACAGTTATCCAAGCTAAACATGATTGGCAACGTAACTGGTGGAATAATAAAACTGATGCAGAACGGGCTGCTATTAAGAAAGCTAATGAAGAAGCTAAGAAAGCTCAAGAAGCTAGTACTGACACAAGTCTACTTTCCAGGAAACCAAGTCCTAATGCGAAAGCACAAGGTCAAAATAGTGCTGATAAAGGTAACATCGTTGAGCAAATCAAAGCTCAATACGAAGAAGCCATTAAGAAGCTTACTAAAGAAACTGGTATCGCTGGTACAAACGGCTCTGCTGTTGATAAAGCTCTTAGTGCGACAAGTGCTGATTCTAATTCTATCGTATCTGCTATTAAGTCAATTGATATTCATGCAGAAGCACAAGCTATGGTTAAATACTTAGAAGTGATTGCGGGTAAATCTGTTGAAACTGCTCAATATACTGCTAAAACTGCGGATGTTGTAACGACATCAACTGCTCAAGCACAACAAGCAGCAGCAACCGACCCTGCTATCGCAGGTTCTAAGGCTGCAACCATTCCAGCTAATGTAACTGCTACTAATAGAAATAATTCGGATAAAAAATCCTATCGACAAGCACACCAAACTAATTTGGAAATTGCTAAAGGTGGAGAATTTAGACGAAGCTAATTAATAATATAGAGATATAGACTGTTACGTCTATATCTCTATATTTAATCTATTTTAACAAATCCATAACTTAAAAATTAATTTATAAAAGTGAGGTGGATTTAGTTGTTAATTAACATCAAAACTAATTCTGCTGTTAATGTTCGGTCTGGACCGGGAATGGGTTTTGAAGTTGTAAACACATATCCTTCAGGCTATATATTACAAGCAAAAGAAATGCAAAAAGATGGTGGTGATAACGTCTGGTATAAAGTGAAAGACGGATGGTTATCTGCTAATTATACCATTGATATCCATGAACAAGGGACAGTTCATGGGGAGCGAGGGAAGATTAATCTTCAACAATTCGCTCCAGGGAATCCTGCTGGTGCAGTGCCATTAAGTAATACGGTACCAAAATCAGAATCTCCTCAAACGGATAAGGTTATATCATCTATTGCACAAGGACAGATTACACAATCGGTCGCCAATCCAAATGGTGGATTATCATCAGCGGTATTTGTTGGTGGTCATGGTAATGAAACTGATGTAAATAGCGATGTGATTTTAAATAAGCGTATTTATGGAGTTCCCTATCAATTTATGGATACTACCGATTATAGACCTGCCGCTAATAATGGTGGTGATGGTGAATTGGGTGCTACCTTTATGGAAATGATGGCGGAAGCTCCAGTATTATCTATTATTCCTGGTAAGGCTAACTTTTTACCTGATCTAAGCGATGAAGAGAAAGAAAAATTTATTGAAGCTGCAAACCAAACTCTTCAAGAAATGCAAAATCGGTTTAACGATACGGCTCAGAAGATGATTGATGATAAGAATGCTGATATGCGGTATTTTGAATTCGTATCTGACCATTCGACATACATTCGGTATGTGAACACTCTGTGTCAAATGAATGCTATCATGATGGGTCTTGGTGACGAATATGTGCCAGGTCATGAAGGGCAAGGTGAACAATATAAGTTCAAGTACTATGATTGGTCTGGGTATCGATTATCAAATACAATGGCTGGTAGAGCCTCTACTGGATTATTGAATGGTAATGAATCTGGACCTGGTGAAAAAATTGATAGTACGCTAGAATATGTTAAGAGTGCTGTAGCGAATAAAGAAAGTTTAATCGATAAGGGTATGGCGGCAGCATCTGCTCTTAACCTAACGGAATATTATATCGATTTCTATATCAATCCATCTATTGGATACTCGGAATCATTTAGTAACCAAACAAAAGAATCTATGATTTCATCAATGGTGTCAGGGATGGGTGATTTAGCAAAAGAACTCCAATTTTTAATGGGTGCCGGTGCCGTTAAGCAAGATGGTAATATGACAAATTCCATTGCTAAAGCCACTGGCGAAATCGGTGAAGCCGCTAATAAACTATTACCAAATTCAGGTATTATTAAAAAAATAACTGGTTCTGCTGCCTCTGTACTATCGGGTTCGAATATCTTTTTCCCTGAACTATGGGCTTCATCTGATTTCTCTCGTTCCTATACAGTAGAAATGGATTTAAAAACCCCATATGGGAATAAACGGAATATATTCTTAGATCTATTTGTTCCTATGTGGCATTGGATTGCTCTCGTTGCACCAAGACAAACGACTATCAATACTTATGGTGCACCATTTATTGTGCGTGCCTATATCCCTGGCATGTTCTCATCAGAAATGTCAATCGTTGAAAACTTAACGATACAAAAAGGTGGGGATGGCTCTGCATGGTCTGTCGATGGCTATCCATTAGAAATCAAACTATCTGTTACATTGAAAGATTTATATAATACATTTGCCATGTCGCAAATCACTGATTTGAAATCAGCATATAATATGCTATGGAACTATGCGCTGATTGACTATGTATCCGTTCAATCGGGATTGGATATGAAGCTTTCTGAATTTGCTAAGAAGATTGAAGTAGCCAAAGCTCTAGGTAATACTGCTATTAGAGGTCTTTGGAATTACCCATTGGAAAAAGCAAAAGAACGCTTGGCTCAATCTATACGTATTGCTTCTGGTAGAACATAAAACTATCCAAAACATAATAATGGAATACTACGGTATTCCATTATTATTTATTTCTCATGAGAGGATAGATAGTATGCTAAAGAAGAATTTAGAACTATATAGAGAATCATTTAAGCGAGTGAGTATCAATCAATTCACTCGTATTAAAGACTTCTTATCTACTAAAAATTTACCAAAGAAGTTCCAAAAGAACCTATTTGAACGTATAGAGGAAATCTCCCGTATAGATACACAGACCCTTAAGATAATATTCTATATTATTCCAGAATCAACCCCTAGACCTAGGTTATCCTTACGTGGAGGACATTTTTATGTTAAAAATGCTGGAGCTAATAATACATTTGTGAAGTATGTTGTGAAGGAAGAGAAAGAACTCCTTCATCTAATCACTAAACCTTGTACCTTTGATGTAGTTACCTATATGCCAATCCCTAAGAGTATGAATATTATGGATACAGTATTAGCTGAATTAGGTATGATTAAACCCATTACGACACCTGATTGGGATAACTTGGGTAAGACATATTCTGATATGGTACAAAAATGGCTATTATTGAATGATAGTTTAATCACTGATGGTTCTGTTAAGAAACGCTATTCATTAAAACCTCGTGTTGAAATTACTATTACCTACGCATTAAATTATGATAGTATATATAACAAAAAGGTAATTGAGAATTCAAAATCGTATAAAGACTTAGAATAGAGGTGATATTGTGACTCGATTTGAAATGAATGTGATGAATTCAATGGAAGCTGTTCAAGATTACTTTGCTACTAAAGATTTAGAATGTCAATCCGCAGGCATGTCTTTATCTGTTAACGTAAACGAACACCCAATTGATACGATCACTAACGAGATCAAAGATATCATCTGTCATACGTTTGATTCCAACAAACCAGCCAATGAGATTTGTAAACTAAATGTACACGGGAATGTATTATTTATTCGATTCAAAAGAGAAATACACTGTTAAGGTGTATTTCTCTTATTATTAGTTTTTTAATAAAGATGGGATACATGGTGGTTGCGCCATGTATCCCAATTGTACACTCAGGTTAAAAAAATAGTCACACTATCCTAGGAGTAGCTAATCAATTGCTTCAGGAGGCTTACCATTCACATGATTTAGTAACTATCCGGTGTACTCATACTTATATGTTATGACAATATAAGACCCCATATACCGATTGGTATATGGGGTCTTTGTTCAGTATTAGCAACCTTTACGCATATAATCAGCTTGTTGACGAATATCATCTAATGTGATATTCACAAGTTTCATGGTATGAGCTGTTTCGAACATAGTGTATTGCAATAAGGCTTCAGATAAGATAAAATCTTTATCCAAAGATGTTGTTCTAGCAATTTCACCAGTATCAGTCATATCCATACGACGAAGGTCATCCAAATCTTCATTTTTATCTTGCATATACACGTCAAAGATATTAAGATTCAATGGATTTTCTAATAATACTTGTGGTGTTTCTACATGAGTAGATTCAGTTTGAGTAGATTCTTTTAATACTTTGGTAGCGATACCTTGCATCAATGAGAAGAAGAAGGATTTATTAGTATCTTTCTTATCATAATTGAAGGTACGAGTCAAAGGATTGTATGTTTCAGCAACATGTTTAGCAGCTTCTGCTACATCATCTGCTGTTGTATCTTCTCGATCATCGACTTTTACATCATTAGGATCTTCATTCATATCCTTTTCCATAGTATCAAGAATTTCAGCTTGGTCTTTTTCACGTTGTTGTTCATCACGAACCACATCGATAACCTTATTACTGATCATTTCAGCCAATTCATCAGAACCTAATTTATCCATTTTAACTAAAATGGTATTACGTTCTTCATCATTCAATTGAGGGGAAATCATTTCTTTGATTTCTTCTTCAGTTTCGGCTTCATTGATCTCTTTAACACGTTCCATAATGATGGCTTGAGAAAATTCATTACAGAATTCAAGAAGAGCACGTAGGAATGGGGAATTTGTACGATTAGCAGATTCAGCTAAGGCTTTCACGCCACCAATCTTTTTAACATACATAGCACCCATATTTTTGATAGTCTTGATATTTTCATCGACATAGTCTGTATCATGTGGTAATGCTTTTACGAATACTGTGTTAAAGCATTCCGCTAAGATAGCATTTGGAATACTAGCTGCTAATGCATTAATACCTGCACCACGATAGTTTTTCATAAGTGCACGGTGATTAGCTTTCAAGGCAGCATCGCGTTCATAGGCTATTTTTTCTTCATTCAATCGTTCGTTTTCTAGTTTAGCTGCTTCAGCTAACATTTGATCACGTTCGACTTGTTGTTTACGTAACGCATTAAAGTCTAATGTAGTAAAACCTAGACCTTGTTGGCGTACGACTTTACGGTTGAAACCCATGTGGATATCTCCTTTACTATTATAATCAAAATGTTATAGTTATGTCCCTAGGCTAGTCCAAAATATTGATGAATATTTGAGCTGTACGCTTACCATTCTTAATCGTATGGTCTACGTTTAAGTACTCAGGAATAACCTTAGATGTTTCAATAACCCCTTGGATAACATTTGTTTCATTGACTAATGATTCGAGTGTTTGCATAGAAGGGCCATATTTATTAATACCGTTAAACTTGATAAATTTAATGGACGGGAAGTTTTCTTTGATACCAGCGATTAAGTTAGAGATATATAAGGAAGGGCTAGATACCAATGAGATATCACGACTTTCAATATATTTCTGAATGTATGATTTCAATCGCTTAGTCATATCTTCGGCATCGGTAGTGAATGTATATTTCACATCGAAGCTGATAGAGATGTTAATCTTATCCAATGGGTTTGTTGCTTCTTCCAAATCTTCATGTTTGAAATAGAACTTAGAATACCCATAGGTGTTAAAGAACTTAATATCAATATGGAAGTTATTCGTTAATAAATCCAATGATTTGCGAATATAGTCATAAATACTACGGAATGAATTCATAAATCGTTCCCTAGCATGTGGTAACTTAAAGTAGTTCGCTTTAATCAATGGAATCATTTCTAATCTAAACCCATACTTACCATTTGGTTCACGATTTGCATATTGGACATAGGAACGAACTTCTGGAATCGGAATAATGAATCGGATAGGCGTATCCTTACTCATAGTGTATCGATTCGTTAATGTGAAGTGTTCTAATAATGGTAATGAGTTGAATTTATGTAACTGCTGTTCGGTTGTATCAGGGTATTGATAGAACGTCAATAGTTCCATTTTACAATTAGTGCCATCAACAAGAACTGGATCTGTACTATCAGTACCTGTAGTAGGATCTAACATACCTTCCGTTAATTGGAATTGGTTTTTGAGTGTTACATAGTCATTCGTTTTAATAAACTTCTTGAAGAAGTAATAGTCTTCATCAAACCCATATAAGTCCATATCAATTAACCGTTTGATACGATTTTCTTCACCATGAAGCGTTAATACCACCTTAAGGTTCTCGTTATCGATATATTGATAGCCATCGGTTGGGTTCTTAAATGTTTTATAGGATGGTAATACAAGAGTATCATCTTCAATTAACTTAAATGCTTCTTTAGGAAGCATCGCAGAAGGTGCTATTTTAGTTGTAATCATATACCCATCTTCACCATTTAAGGCATCCCGTTTGATATTAATGCTATTGACGATAAACTGGTTGAATGATTTCGTATCCGTTGGTTGATATAACGTAGTGATATTATCATTCACTGAATTTAAATAGAATGCCACAGATAATGGATTAGCACATACTACGGTCAAGAATGGATTGATGTATATGAAATCATTATTCTCATAACCGTCTAAATTCGTTTTCAATGATAGCGTTTTATCAATAACGGCAACTGATTTATCACTACCCTTGTACCGATAGATTTTACCTGCCTTAATAATATTGCGTTTGGATTGCTCCATATACGTATCAATATCAGTCGATTCAATCTTAATATCAAGAGTATTGGTAGGGATTACATTTTGGTCAACATCCCTGAATAGAATAAATGTAGAATAGAGACGCTCAAACGCATCATCTCGTTTTTTCATGAACAGAATTTCATTTTGTTCACGATGTTTGATATTATTGAAGTATATTTGTAAGTCATTGGTGGTAGTAAAGGATTTGATGGTAGAATATGCCTTAACTACATCATTACGAAGTTCTTCAATATCTTTACGATCATAGCCACCAACGGATTCCCCTGTAACAGTACCCATGAAAATCATACCACGGTTATTTGGATATCGATCTGCTTTACCAATGATTTCAATATCCGTACCATCATACGTAGTGAAGTTACCATTCTTACCCTTCGTTGTATATAACTGAATATAGATTTCGGAATTATACTTAGGGGTAAAGTAACGTTCATCATTAGAGAATTCGATTTGGAGCTTATGATCATCGACGATTTTGTAGAAACAGAAAGGTTTATCTAACTTTTCTGTATTCATTAACTTCTTCGTCAATTGTGTGTAGGTTAAATCACCCGGTGCCTTATAGAATATTTCAAAGTTAGCCAATTGACCTTCAAATGTATATTCCATAGATACCATATTGATCTTATCATTCATGATAATCGTATCGGTAATCGTTTTCTTTTCAACTTGATGTAGCGTTACCGCTAATACAACATACCGTTTACCATTATCGTTTACATAGGTGCTTGTGCGTATATATGGATTTAATAATGGACTTACGCTATTATTGTGATCCATGATATAATATGCACTATGGATTGTACCTTCTAATGTACGTTTACTTGTAACTCGTACATCATAATCTAGCATGAATGGGATACCATCAACATTAAATACCATCTCAGAGTCCATATCGAACTGCGTGATATTACCATCAACATTGATACCATTCTTTAATAAGGCTTCTTCTGACATCATGATTGTGAATGGTACAGAAGCAGCTGTTGCCATCAGATTATCGATTTGGAAAATCGTGGCATGATTATAAATAGATTCAGGTAATTCTGCCTGAATCGGGAATATCTCTTTAAACAACGATGTGATAGCGAAGTATCCATCATTGATAGTAGTAGAAAGGATCTCTGTAATATACCCAAATAGACCCACATTCATTTCATTCATATCAGCGATATCTTTGAAATACGTTGGTGCTATTTCTTTGGATAAATAGTCCTTTATATCATATACACTAGTACCGTTTTTAATAGTACCCACTTTATCACATCCTAAGCATACATAAGTTGATAATCAGAATAAAATTGTGTCACCCAAGTTGTGAGTAGTGTATACTCGAATTGTGTTGGGTTTCGTTTATGGGTAAGGACTTCCATGATGGATTTATCAGTATCATCATTTGTCAGTTTAGCTTTTTCAAATGATTGTACGATGTCTTTAACCATCATAAATGTCAAACTTAAATCATTATACAGAATAAATGGGACTGTGTGTGTCACGACGAAGATAGAATCTTTAGTATCTGGTCGTGTATATATCACACCATCTTCATTTAGTATACGAATACAATCACCAACAGATAACTGTTCGGTGTTTGCTTCTAACCATTGTTTAGTATCGTTATTCCAACGATAGAGAGTTGTTTGTGCCATGTGTATCCCTCATTATTATACTGGTCGATAACGTAACTTATATAATTCCCCACCATTACCAGTATCCACAAATGGGCACCCAACGAATGTCTTCGTAGAGTGCATTGTGCTTTGATTGTATACTGGAATATAATTGAATGCTTGGTTTTGGGATAAGTAGTTAAATTCAGCTACATGTAATGGATTATAGTCATCCTTCTTACTATAGTTAAACGTAATGGTATACGTTGGTTGTTTAATCGTTTCGTTAACTGAATCAGAGAAGTTAGATGATGGAATATTCGTAGGGAAACAACCAGTGTATTTACACCAGTAAAGAATATCCTCACCTGTCGTCTTAGTTAAGAAATAATAGATAGAAATTGCATAATCCAGTGTATGTTTTCTAGCATGAACAGGATTAGGCATAGCTTCACCACGATATACCGCATTGATATATTCTATCCAGATTTTCATAATCTTGTATACTGATAGCATATCATCATCACGGAAGTTCACATTTACTGTACCAGCCGTCTTAGTCTTAATCGTACTTTGACCATACGTATTTTTCCAACCAGTGAGTGTTTCACCCGCTTCTGTTGTTTCTAATACTTCATCTTGTACGTCTAAGCCTGTTACACGGTCAGTTAAGATAGGTATGAATGAATGTCCACCACCTGCACCATTACCCATAAGGTAACTACATAATACAGGATGTGATTTTAACATGCTATACATCAAGGCAGATGCATGAGCATGAGCTACCGCAGTATCTAAATTCAATACACTGGCTCCTGTATCATTAGCAAATGATAAGTTCATATCAGGTCGTGTAAAGAAGATATGACCTTTGGATCCAAGTAATTCGTTATTCGGTGTTGGTAATCGATAACGATTGAATTTGTTAAAGATTGTCGCTCTATCGGTATGAATATTAAATTCATCATAGATTGCATCAAATCCAGAACTATATTCATCGTATAAGTCATCACTCATATCTTTAAAGATTTGAACATCTTCTTCTTCGATATGTGGAGGATCTGTTACTAGTGGAGTTGCATAGGATTCATCTTGTTCCCATTCATAAATACCACCAAAACGTTTAATGATCGTTCGACCATCACAACCTTTATACTTAAAGTACTCGATCGCATGTTGGTCAATAGCAGCGTAATGAATTTGGCGTTGCTCATATTGACCATCGAATAAACTACCACCATTATCAAAGGAAGGTCGTTCACCTGGCCAATCTTTAGCATCACCACTATATAAACTACCACCATCTGTACCGCCGATATACTTACTAAATTTATCAGTGATGCCCGGATAGGTTTCACCGAATATATTGAAGATATCGGATAGTTCAGAACCAAAATCAAAACCGATTACATAGCGTAATCGAGAAGATATAACACCAGATAGTAACCCACGGAAGTTATTTAATAAACCCCCATCTCTACCAAAAAAGGAACCATCACGAATATTACCGATCGTAGCACCCTTTAATAGACTGCTTACATATTTATTCTTAGTTCGAATAAATGAATCGATACTCATATTATTTAATCGATTTGGTTTCTTTTCTTGCACTTCGCCCTGACCACTAATGGTTCGCCATGATGTGGTAGAACCTTTAAAGCTAACTGGCTTACCAGGATCACCCTGTGCCCAAGCTTTATTACCCGGTGTAAATACGTAATTACTATTGGAATTAGTTGGTGTACCACTATTCACTTGACCGGCAGACCACAATGTACCGCTTCCTATACTAGAAGTTGGTGATGGAGCACTACCTGTTAAAAATTTAGATAATTTATTTAAACTACCAAATGAACGTCTAAACGGGTTTTTCTTATCTTGATTAGCATGGTTAGCTACACGTTGAGATGAGAATTCTACATCTCGATCAATCACAACATCGGCTGCATTGATGTAACCACCATTGACTGTTCTATAGTAAGAGTCCAGACCATTTTTATGTAGGGATACGAGAGCAACAAAATCATTTGTATATAGTTTACCTAAGCTCGTCCCTAACTCATTAGGTTTACTAAGAATAGGGGTTGTGCTTTTAACTCTTGCTTCTAAATACATATATATGTCACCTCATTAAATAGGACTGTAATCTTATTTGAATGTTAAAACCATATATTCACATGGACTTGTACAATAGATTATAGTATCATATAGAACATTTTAGGTATTTAACAAATATATAATCTATCCTGAATAAGAAAGGAGACCTAATCACATGATTGATACTGTATTGGGCAAAATTCTTTCAGTTGTTAAAGGGGGAACTGGCAAACAAGCCTATGATTACCTTAAACCATCTGAGAAGTATAAATCCATTGCCCGTCAATCAGACAAAGCAATTTGTCAATTTCCAGTAATTGCTTCTAAAGCAATGACGTATGATACAGCTACTATGATTGTAAAGGCATGTGAACGCAATTTCACTACCTTTATGGGGGTTGTTATCGGTCTTAACCAAGTAATTGATAGTAATACCGGTGCAGTCGATTATATTAGTCGTTTTCATACAAATACAGACGACACTATTGAACGCGTTGGTGGGTATATCGATACTAAAGTCAATGAGTCCGTCTCTCCTATCGATAAAAAGGAAATGCAACGTTTATTGTTAGAAGCTAATGTTGAATTTGGCTCTCAATTCGAAGCACAATCCTTAAATGATCGATATAAACCAGTTGACATTAAATCTATCCTCGCAACTGAATCTGAACATAAAGGTGAGATTTACGTTGGGATGAGTGATGAGGAAAAAGCTAATGCTTCATTAGCTAGTAAAACGGTTGAACCTCCATTCAAATCTATCCTTAAAGATAGTGATGTCAAAAAAGCAAATGAGTTGGTCCCATCGTTAATGTCAGTACAACTAGTACAACGCAACGATGCGGGTCAAAATATCCCTATTCATTTCTTATTAGGAATCAAAGCGGTATTACATCCTGTTGGTTCTGTAGAAATGATCAATAATGTGTTTAAGGCATTTGATAAAGGTTCTCGTGGTAAATTCTTTGATTTCCTTCGTTGGACAACTGGTGAAATCAGTTTCATTAAAGACTTAGTACTAGGTCTTGATGAAGTGAAACGAGATATCAGTGCTGAACGCAACAAAAAAGAATCCCCTTGGTGGAATATTCTTCGTAATCGTAACTCTATGGGACGTTTCCGTAGATGGACTAAAACTGCCCCATTGTTACCTAATGCAACCATTGCTATGACACAAGCTGAAGTGGATAACCTTCGAGCAAATACAGGAGTCGATATTTTAGATCCTGGTTCTGCTGTACAAGTTATGCAACAACTTGGTCTATTACAGTTCATCGTAGTTGATGATGCGAATGATGTAGCGTATTTCTTAATCGATGGTCAAACTAAATTCCAAACCTACACATTCAATGCATTACAACGTGATAATGGCGATGCTGAAAAACAAGCAATGCGACTCATTAAGCAAATGAATAAGTTATAAGGAGTACACGCATATGGTTGAAAATCAAGACTTAGAAGTTATTCTTGCAGAAAGTTTAACTCCTAAAGAATTCACACAACTTTCTTTGGCATTAGAATCCGAAGAAGTTCAAGCTGGATTTATTCAACGACTATATGGTCGAGTACTATCCAGTATCCAACGTTGTATTCTCGGTGGCAAAAACAATGATATGCTGAAAGTGATTGCTGATACGAAAGGTGATTTCTCTAAACACCCTTATTTTGAAACACAAGGTGAGAAACCTACTATTGCAACAATCTTCACTAAATCTAACAATGCTACTGTAAAAGAAATGGGTAAATATATTTTATTGATTTCTAGTTTCTTACAACGTCATAAATCTGATTTCATGAAAGGTATTCATGCGGGTTGTCCTGCTTGCCTTTCTTTATATACAACTTTCGTACTAAATTGTGTAGTAGGTACTAGCTATGCTATTATGATTGAATCGGATAAAAAAGTTACACCATTATGTAAAACTGGTGTTGAAGCATTAGCAAAATCTGCCGAACTCATCAACAGTCATAATGCTGAAAAAGTATTCGACAAAGATGTCCAATTGACTGAAGGTCTTGGTGATATCTTAATGAAAGCAGTCACACAAGTTAATAAGTGGAAAGCTGCTACACTTGTCGGTGTTGCTTTACTTGCATTCTTTATACTTGGTAAATATATTGTATTTGCCATTTATAAATCCAGAGTAAAGTTATCCGATTACTTAGCTCAACAAGCATTGTATCTTCAACTCAATGCTGAAAATGTTAAAAATAATAGTAATTTATCTAAAGAAGAAAAAGAATTGATTCTAGCAAAACAAAAGAAAACAGCTGAATTACTTCTTAAATATTCTGACAAATTAGCAATCGATGGTGTCAAATCTACTCGTCAAGCAGAAAATGATAATAAACGTGATACAAAAGCGATTATTGAAGATTCTAAAGACGATGCAGTTGATGTCACTAGTAAACCAGGCGAAGCTAATACTGGCTTGCCATTATTCTAGGAGGAATAACGAATGTTAAATTTCGAAAAATTTGTATTAGAAGCTGAAGAAGCAAAAAATACTGACGCAAAAGTAAATCCTGAAACTGAAGAAGAAATGGAAGAAGCGTACACTGACTTTATGGTAGAATCCATTCAACTTCAAATTGCATTAGTAAAAGCTGATGCTCATTGCATGGAACAATACATGCAAGCAACTACTGAATCTGCTAAAGCAGATATCGTTGCTACATACGAAGGTGCTGTATCCGAATTCTTCGATCGTTGGAAAGAAAAATTGGGTAAAGCATCCGAATCCGTATCCAACTGGTGCGAAAAACGTGCTAAAGACTTCGATGGTCAAATTAAATTGAATTCCAAAAAATTCATGGAAAAATATGCTGATGTATTGAACAGCAAAGATTGCGACCAAGTAATGGTACCTTGGTCTGATATCGACGTTGCTAAAATCGATGCATTCGCTGGTAAAGAACAAATCTTCATGCAAGCAGCTAAAGAAATCGCTAAAGCTGATTCTGCAGAAAAACTTGAATCCTTAGTTAAAAAATACGAAGGTAAAGCTGATGATGAAGCATTAAAAGCTCTTCAAAAAGCTCTTGATGACGCTAACGTTGAAAACGAAAATAAAGAACGCAAAGAAGTTAAATTCGGTTCCATTAAACGTAAAGCTATCGCTAATGCAGGCGAAGCTTCTGTAATGAGCATCGTTAAAGCATATCGTCAAGCAGGTAAAGATATGAAAGCTGCTAAAGCTGAAGTATTAAGCTTACCTGTAGAAGAACGTAACCCATTCAGCAAAACTGCTTTGAGTGCTGCTACTAAATATGCTAACCGTGGTATTCGTGCCGCTAAAGATATCGCAGTGTCTCGTGCAGGTGCTAGAAATGACTTGTTCTTCAATGCTAAACGTGCTTGCGTTAAAGCTGTTCAAGGTAAAGGTGCTGCTCAAAAAGCCGCTACTGAATCCTACTCCTTATTGGACGACATGTTAGCATCCGTATTCTAATCTGAATACTGAACACTAAAATATAGATACTACTCGTTGGGTAGTATCTATATTTATTTCGCGGTTTTTACATTATAGTAATTTATTTAACAATATATCCTATATAGGAGGAATATTCGATGTTACAATTTGAACAATTTGTAAATGAACGTACAGTGCACGTTGAAGAAATGCATTTTGAAAACTATAAAGAATTCAATACAGCATTCCTACAATACACCACTGAGTTCACAAATCTTCAATTGGCTATGGAAAAGGCAGATGCCAAATGTATTGAAGAATATAAGAAAGCAACTACTGAATCAGATCGAGTTGCTATCAGTGTAATCTATGAAGGTACATTAGCCGATTTCATTAAACGTGCTAAAGAGAAAGCCGCAAAAGTGATTGATAGCGTCATCAATTTCATCAAAGATGTTATTAATAAACTCAGGAATAAGCTTGGTGATTGGTACAATAAATTCTTTAACAAATACTATGAATTATTAAAATCCAATAAAGTTGACCATGTCAAAGTTCCTTGGATTAAAGTCAAAGAACAAAAACTAAATAACATTAGTAGAAACTTTGATGTACCATTTAAATATGTTGCCGATTGCTTTAAAGCAAAGAGTGATGAAGAATTTAATGACGCACTTGAAAAACTTCAAGACTCTATTGATGTACTAAGTAAAACTATAGATGATATAGTTAGAGCAGTTAATGAATCATTTAAATATAAAGAAGACGTTGAGTTTGGTAAGATTAAAGCTAGAGCGATAGAACGTGCTAGTAAAAAAACATATGAAGGTAATCTTGATGAAATGAACTTCTTATTAAAATGCTTAATGGATATCAAAAAGCGGACGAGTGTTGGTATAATTGATAATGTCAAGACAATGAATAATCCAGCACGATCCCAAAAAATCATTGTTGTAGCTTCAACTCTAGTAAACATGTATGCAAGATATGCTCATACAGTATATAAATATACAATGAGCACTTACTGGACGGCTCGTAAAGCTTGTACAATAGCTATCAATGAATTACGTAGTCAAAAAGAACAAACCAATGAATCGGTTAGCCTATTAGATCAAATGCTAACAGATATGTAAAACACAAATAGATCCAGATACCGAATGGGTATCTGGATCTTATATTATATTTCTGATTTTACGATACGGTATGCACGTTTGATATTACCTTTGATTGGACTCTTTTTAAGTTCCTTTTCTTCATTGGTTCGATTACGCTTACCTTTAGATAAAATCTGTTTTAAATAGTTAGTAAATGCGTGGAATGCTTGTCCCATCATGGATATACGAATTGTCAATATACGTAAACTTGTTTGTACATACAGTTTAAGTTTCTGCATTGTATTGAAATGATTTTGATCATCAATATGATTCATTTCCTGTTCAACTGCTTTAAGATGTGAATCTAGTTCAACCTTTTGACTTTGTACAATGGAGATGAGCTCTTTGTATTTACTACAATAACCAAGCATCATATCAACAATAGGAGCTAGTTTAGATGGACTATCAATAGTAACAACATCCGTTACACTGGCACCCCGATAGAATGTTTTAATATCATTAAATGAACGAAATTCAGTGAATGTATCTAGTACATCTTGTTCTGATTTGATATCACTAGTCTCTAACTTTCTCCATACGGATGCATTGTACGTTGGAATAGGATTTCGTTTATCCATTAACTTAGTGATGGCATTCCAGTATGGGACCGCATTGATAGAGATATCTCTATAATCACGTTTCTTCAATTCATTGAAGTCATCGATATGATGATCAATCCATTCTTGATGCACCTCATACATAGAACGAATTTTTTTAATCCATGATTGAATCAATTTAGCGATATAGTTACGTATTTTAACAACCCATTTTTTAATGGTATCAATTAATGTATTATGGATAGATTTTTCTTTGATTCTATCAAGTACACTCACTTCAAGTACAACCGAATCAAAATTATAATTAGCGTCAAGAATAACCGATCCAGTTAAACAATCAAGATGATTCATACTATCACCCCTTATTGAGTAATCATATCCATAAACGTTTGACGTTTATTTACATGAGTCATGATATTCGTAATGGTAGTATAGAATTCTAGGAACGCCATCATTTTATAGTTGATATAGGTACAGATATCGTTGATAGCCATAATACCCAATGCACTTAATACTTGAACTGCATCGAATAGTTTAAGAATCATTTTAACACGTGCTGGGATATTCGTCATAGTCATAACGTCTTTAATCTTACTGCGAAGTAGTGATAATAGAGTTGTGATTGTTTCTTTGACTTGGTTAATCGCTTTATATAGATACGCTAATTTCAAAGCATCATACTCTTTATCAAATTTAGCAATAGAATTAAACATATCTCGGATGAACAATTCACCTACACTGACAGGAACACGTTGTTCAGATGGGAAGAAGATACGATGTACGGTATCATTAAAGGCAGTGCCACTTAAACTCTTTGTTTTGATATACTTAGATACCCCAACAATATCAGCACGGAAGTTATAGATACCATTTTCTTTAATATCTTTAATTTCTTCATCGAATTCATCTAGGTCAAATTTTTGTGTACCCAATTTATGGATCAATTTACCAAGTCTATCCCAACCTAAACATTCATTAAAATTGATTGTACGTCTATCAGTCATGATAGGGTTATAGATATACATGGTAAAGGTTTCTGATTGACGACCTTTGAAGATATAACTAATAGCATCGACGGTAATCATGGAACGCTGTTTATTGATTTCTTTATGTAAGCTATTCACACGTTTCATTGTATAATCGCAAGCATCGAATGCTGTTTTTTCTACTTTTTTAATATGGTCTGTAATGGTAGTGATCGCTAATTTAAACGATTCATCAGTTACTGCCTTACTAACTATTTTAAGTGCATCCGCAGTATTTTTGCGTACAGCTGATAGGAAATTATTATAGAACCCAACTGCACCGACCATTGGGTCAAAGGATGCATTTCCTACTTCAGTAGATAGGAAACGGGATTCTTCGAATACGATATCGATCTCGTTATTCATAAGGTGTACACCTCTTTCTACATAGTAAATTTTAGCTAAAATTGTTATTAGTTTGTTTTTTAGAGTAAGAATGGGTATATAGCATTACGCTATATACCCAAAAAAATTATTTTAATGACCTAGGTCTAGGTCCCTTAGACGGTGTATGAGCATCCTGAACCTTCTGATTATATTCATTACGTGCTTCAGAATCACCAGATTTTTTCTTAAATGTATCTGGATACTTATTGTCTTGAATATTACCGTGTTTATCAGTATCATGAGGGTTCGGTACATCAGATGCTTTCTTTAAGTCTGAATGTACACCATCCGCATAGATATCATTGGTTTCCTTCGGTGTTGGTGTATTCGATGGTCCTTTTGCTTTAGGTTGCTCGATTTGAATATTCGGATTTACCTTAGCATCTAATAATTGAACCTCATCAGAACCCAAACCAGATTTAAAAGCAAAATCATATTGACCAGCACAATTGAACATGCCACCTGCTTTAGTAAAGGCTGCCACTGCACTTGTGAGACGATAATATCCATTATACTTAGCTTTTTCCTTATCCGTGAAGTACACTACGAACTCTTTATTTGGAGTCATAGCAAATAGATCATGGTCTAATAGATAGCACGATAAATGGAGATTCCGTTCATTAATTTCACTTAGCATAACTGATTTATTGAAATCGTTACCAAACTTATCTGATACAATCGTAGAGTTACCCATACCACGTTGTTTACCAGCACCACTCACTTCGGTTGTTTCGTTATTGCCAGAATCAACAATGGTTACATTATTACCAGCAATTAAGTCTTGTGTAGTGGATGGTGTCTGTACACTGATGTTTTCTGGGTCAACGTACATGACGTATTCTTGTTCGTCTGGTGATTCAAATGTACCTGTTGCTTTACTAGATGAGTTACTATTATCAATCGCTGTGATAATGGTCTTTCTGTACTCACCCTGTTCATAACAGTCACAGGCACCAGACTTATTTAATACATATAGACATCGATAGTCATAGAAAGACATAGTGCCGAAGTAATATGTACCATACGTTTGTTGTAAGTATTCGAACACGTTCATTAGGTTCATTGGTGGAATAATCACTTGAGGATATTGTTTATCATTATTCAATGGACTAATGAGCATTTTATCAATGCCGGCATTTCCTAAGATATGACCAAGAGCCGATGATAGTGTACAGTCATTGTAGATTTCATTGACTGTCTTTCGCATAGCGATTAAATCACGTTCTCTCCATAAGGAGATTTCATAGCTTTCGGTATAATCACTGACGTTGTACCAGTGTTTATCTTCGGCTTTAATACCAGAAGATGTACCACTACCTTTACCACCCTGAGCTTCATTGGTTTTATCGTATAATTTACTTTCTTGGAATGGTGCTTCATCATCAATCAATACAATAAAGGTATCATTGATAATATCGTGATAACCAGAGTTTTGATTATTGGTATCGACAGCCACCAATCGGAATCGAATATTCACATCATTTTTATGATTGACAATCGCCTCATGTAACCGAGGTGGAAGTAATGTTTTAATTTCTAATATAGGATGGATTGCTTCATCATATAATTGGGTAAGAAAAATATTCTGGATGGCACTAGGTACCATATCGATTGGTTCTTGACCAGGTATTAACACCTGCCAAGCATCCACTCGATATCGGTACCTGTGATTTTGCATATTAGAGCGAAATTGGTTATTACCACCAGCTGACCCACCCATTTTAAATGCTTTATCAAGCAACCCATTGACATCTAGTTTAGGAATGTTCGGTCGTTTAACCGAACTGAATATGTTCCTAAGTAAATTACCTGTGTCTAGCTTGATACCCATGTTATAATTGTTCCCTCATTTCATCAACTATGTCATATTGATTGAGTTCCATTAACATTAATGGATAATCAGAGAAATAACGGTCATTGATTTCCATCAATGTACTAGGGTCAGTTTTATCCGTAAGTTGATCAAAGATCTTCTCTTTTTGTACATCGGATAATACATCATATTGATATTCTAAATCAACGGCACGATAGTTACGTACTACTTGATTGGCAATATCATCTCGATTTAAGAAGTTAAAATTGGATTGATTAATTACATGAGCAATATTAGTAATGGTGAACGTTTCTTCATCGTCATCATTTAAATACCCTGCCTCATATAACTTCTCTAATGATTTATAGATTTTAATAAATCGGAATCCACTAACTCCTTTAATAGAACGTTTACGATTACCATTACAGGATATAATAAATGGAATGAGTAATGGATTGATTAGTCGCTTCTCTTCAAACTTGTTTCGGAAACACATGTATTTGATCACATTCTTCTTTGTGATCAATACCGCATCTTTTTTAAACTTAGTGACAAGTAGGAAGTTATAGTTCACGTACTGTAAATCATACTCATCTTTAGATATAATGATATTAATATTGGCAGGATACTTATTCTCCATATTAATAATCATTGGTACTAACGAGGATTCAACACTATCCGTACTTACCATGTATACATTCTCAATGTATTCAGTAATGATTCGCATAAATGAAATAGCTTCTTGAATGATGCTATTGACCGTTAAGCGTTCTAAATCGGTTAAGGAACTGAAAAAGTGTTGGCGATAATTTTCAACCAACGCCGTGTTGTTATATTCTATTTTATGTTCTGGTATCGCATTATAGTATAGGAAGATATTTGTCTTTATACGATTTTTAGAAAAGTATTTTCTATAGTGGGCCACGATATTGATGAAGTTGGATATCATATTGCGATATAACTCATTCAACTCTTTCTTGGTGGCTACTTTAACGAACTTTTCGATTGTTGTGTTCCTAATACTATTATACAAAGATTCGAAGTTAATATAGATATTAGCCGTCTGCACAATTTGCTTTCCGGCTTTATTTGTTTCAGTTAACTTATTATTGAATAGCTTATCCAAGAACAAATATTTGATTTTAAATGAGTTGGCGTATGCATCAACAATCTCAAACATCTTGGTCACCATCAATCGTTAGCATATCATCATCGTCGTCAGTTCCCATAAATGAATTCATATCGAATCCACCGAACTGCTTTTGTCTATCAGATATACTATCTTTTAGTTTACTAATGCTACCAAAACCCATACCTACAAGGGTATCTACAACGGTATCTACCTCTTCATTCGTTAATGAGATACCTTTACCGATGATAGGTTCATCACCTAATTTCATACTACGTATATTGATATTAGCGGGACCATCATCAAAGGATGCTCGGATAATGAATTTGCCCCAATTACTAGTATCGGATTCAGAGATATTCTCAATAATCTCTTCTACTTTAAAACGACTTGGGTCGTATGGTTTTCTTGCCATGATAGATTTGCCTCCTTTTTAATTTTCTGTGTAGGAGTAAAAAAATAATAGGCATGGACCCGAAGATCCATGCCTATTAGATTGACTGTTACCGATTAAACGTATTTAGAAGGGTCGAAGTCGCTTTGTTTGAAAGTCTTATTCGCAAATGTTTTGTGAATAATAGCTTTGAACCCTTTTCTTCTTTGGTCGTGTACGTTTAAGATATCAACGATAAAGTTACCTTGGTTCTCAGGGATATCGAAGATATAACGCATTACGATATCACAGTCCAATTTGAAACGAGCCGCATTACCATTTGGGGTAATTTGGAATTTGACTTCACGAGTAGTGAATTGTGCCAACGTTTCATTCAACTTTTTGTTGACCATGATATTACCTTGTGCTTTATCGGCTTTATTATGGAAGAGACGGTTCATAACTTGGTTATAACCTGTTCCATGGCCGTAACCACGTTTGCCACCTTTCATGCGTTTACGATCTTCTTTATCAAGACGAAGTACGATATACACATTGAATGGGTCAATTGGGTGTTTAGGGTTAACTTGTTTACCCTTTAGCACTTGAGAGAATGCTGTGTTATATTGAGTTACACAGTATACTTTTTGATGCACGTTTTCGACACCAAGGCGTTCCAAACATAATTCAACACTACGGTTGATTTGTTTGTCTGTTACTTCATATGTAACACCCTTTGGAATCAGTGCCATGTTGTTAGCCAATAATTCATTAAAATTACGGGCTTGTTGGTCCATCACTGGACGTTGTTGATTGTTGCGGTTTTGTTGTGGGTTGGTTTGTTGACCACCTTGTTGACCGACTTGTTGATTGTTGCTCATATGTGCAACCTCCTCTAAGTGAAAAATAAAATAGTAATTAAGTCGAAAACGAATAGTTCAATTCGACTTGACTATTTGTTTACGACTTAATTAAATAATATATAGATAAATTCTTATTTAAGAATTTAACCCTAATTGAGTATCTTATGTTGCATAGCAGACATAGTAGATTGTACCTTACTTGCCCAACTCTTATCTGATGCATAGATACTATTCACAGAGGTAAGCGATGTATAGCCTCGATTGAAGTATACTTCTTTTATCATCTCACCCCAATGATCAATGCAAGCTGCTTGACTAGAGAAGCCATACGCAGCTCCTTCATTACCATCATAGGCAGCAATACCAAATAAGTTATTGCGGGATCTAGCTAAATAACTAGTACCCCATCCAGACTCATGGGCTGCTACTGAGATAGCAAATAAGGCATTCACACCCCACCGTTCTTCCATTGCTTGGAAGGCTTGACCAAGACCTGCAAGGTTAGTACCTGATAACGCTTTATCAAGTTCTTCTGCGGATAGATTGGTTGGTTGGGTGATATCATTTGTAATATTAGTTCGTTTCTCTTGGGCGACATGTCGTCCTGCTGTATAGCGAGATACGAGATGTAGATCTCGTACACTACGAATAGACCAAATTACGTCTGACTCAGGAATAAAGTATCGAGTCCCATTCAGTTCAAAAGCAATAAACTTACCTTTGAATAGATGAGTGATTCGAGTTGTTTCCACAACAGGTAATTGGATTTTCGATGCATTACCAAACTTTTTAAATGTTTCGGTTAAGCTGACCATATTGTAGTCAGTTGGTAGTTTGGTAAATACTTCAGTGCCAGTTAGATCTGTATTTTTAGGTTTAAATTGAATATAGAATGAGTTTTTAGCAATATCTTTAGGTACTTTTGCTAACCCATTCATGGATGTTACATGTCCACGTTCACTTAGCGAGTATTTAGTTTTTTCATCAGGGATGACAGTGAATTCACCCTGTTTTAACTTGGTTTCCTTTCCATCGTTTGAAATAATGGTAACGTCTTTTGATGTTACTAGATAAATGGAGTTTGTTAAATCAACATCCTCTACATTTTCTGTCGCTAACTGCGACGTGTCCCCTTTGTCACTATTGTACTTGGATCCAGTATCTTGTACTGAAAAAGCTTTTGGGTCATTCTGGTACTCGCTCACACCAAGAATGACTGTTATAATGAGGACGAATTTGATGATTTGCATGATTGATTTCTTCAAGTCATCATCTCCTTTCTTCATTAGAACATTGTTACATACGTATTGTGCTCTAATAACAATAAAAATACAGATACAGTGAATGACACTGTATCTGTATAATATATACTTATAAGTTGAATACGTATTTGTAAGCTTGAGCTAAGTAATCTCTAAGCTTATCCGTGTTGCTAACAATATAGAGTTTTCTATCCCAGTGATTCTTAAATAGGTAATCTGAGAACAAGAATGTTTGATCTACCTTCTGAATATGGAATAGTGTAGAACGTACTAGCTGAATGAGTTCCTTATATTGAGGAAGGTTTAAATCTTCATTACGGTCAGCTAGCTTACTGGTAATGATACACATACCCAATGTAACGGCATCTTTAAGCATCACAATATTATCATTCTCTATACCAACCTTAACATAGTCACGTAGATAGAGTGTTGGATTATCGAAATACATACAAGGATTGAATTGGATACCTAGATGGGCAGATGACATTTTAATCCCTTGAAGGAATTCATCAAGTTGTTGTACCATGGAAGGTAAGTATCCAGTAAAGTCAGTATCAGATACAATCGTAGCTTTCTTAATATCTGGATTGATATTTTGAACACTGATTAACTTATCATATCGAATATGTCTAGTGATTTGGTCAAGTAGAATGTTTCTATCACGATCACTCTCAGGATTTAATCCACATACTTCTCGATACTCATCAGTAATTTTAACACTACCTTCAAATACAGAGATAAGTGGATACTTAACGATGAATATAGCTTGAGAAGCTAAGTCTACATAACACCGAGCGTAATAACATAGGCCATTACGAGAATTATATAACCAGAATTGATTTTCTAAGTCACAGGTATCACGTTCGATATAGTATTCAATATCAGATGGTTCACTATCCATCAGTAATAGATGGGCAGCTAATACTGCGTTAGCTGGGCGGTCAGTATTAATAGCTTTATAGGTATATTCATAGATAGCGTACGGTAAACCAACTGGAACCGCTAGATGTTGAATGAAACCAATTAGTGATTCTGGGAATCCTTTTGTTTGTAATGATGGAGCTACGTTTTCAATATAGTTCTTAATATCATCTGTCATAGCAGAACCTAATAGAATGGATATCGTTTTATATTCCATATAATCGGCAGGTTGTCGTAATGCATTAATAACCATTTGGGCCACTTCACCATCACCCATATTACGTTCAAGAAGGTTATTAATAATATCAGCCATGCCGCCATTGTATAATAAGGCTATGATTTTATCAGCTCTTTCTCTAGCAGACATACCAGGTGTACTGGATACCATTTTGATATAGGCTTGGTATTCTGTGGGATAATCATAATAACCTTCATAAGATATCATAAATGGAGTTGCTTCTAGTTGAAGAGATGCTTTGTTTAACGATTCTCTTAGAATTGGATAGATTGTTGGGAATACGGATTCATCAACAGACTCTAATCGTTGAGAGAAATCTAAAGTATCTCTCATCAAGTACTCTTTAGCTACATCATCAATCGCTAAGGAATGTTTATCTTCATCATCGATGACAGTTTGGATATTCCCATTAGCGATTAGCGTTTGTAGTTTACGGGTATCATCTAACGAATTGAATTCTTCAGTAGGAAGTTTCTTGGATAATACTTGTGTACCACCATTGGTAGCTCCAACAATTGGTTCTAATATACCTACATTAGAGGCTTCCATGACTTGAATCGAACCTTTTTTAGTTCCATATTTACGAACGTCAAAGTAACGCATTAACTTACCTTTGAATTGAATGGATTCCGCTAATCCCAATTCATGTAAGCGACGTCCAATATTATTAGCAAGAGTATTCTTATACTCTTCTTCACATAAATCGAAGAAGCGAATACAACCTTCTACTTCTTCTTGTGTATACATAGGGAATCTACGTTGATCTGGTAAACCAAAGTATTCGTTTGGGTACCGATAGATATCAGTAATATCAGTTATCATAGGTATAATCTCCTTATCTATAGTACAGTTTTATTTTTTGCTGTCACAAGTAATTAATGAATGTTATATATTTGTGAACCTCATAGTATAACATTTATAGATTTTTTGTAATAGGAGGTGAGGTACTAAGATGAGTAGACGACACCAAGCGAGTAAACGATTCAGAGAAAAGCGTAAACCGATGAAATCTCAATCCAATAACTCGCGAATGAATAAGGATTGTGTGTCCTCTATATTAGACTCTCAACAAGAGAAACGAAAAGCCACTACCCCATCTCATGTACAACCGGGTGATGTATTTATTATGCGAGATAATGGGTATGATGCTGAGAATAAACATAAGGAGATTCCAGATACCCAAGTCATTCGTTATGACAGACCAGTTGTTGTTATGGCAACTAGTAAAAATACAGTGAATGTATTACCATTGTCGACAAAAATTCGACCATTCGATACATTGTACCCCGTTGTTATTGAACAGGGATTAGAATCGCAAGTTATCATCTCACAAGCACTGACTGTGGACTTTGATAACTTAGCTGATTTTATCGGAACACTTAGACCGGATGTGTTCCATGATATGCGTGAAGCATTAAGTAAGTATGTATTACATGGAGCTTCTCATGTGAAGCGAACTGTACAACGATACGAGATGGATATGATACGGTATGAACCATTTGGTATCTATGTACATCAACTCACAAACGAGAGATTCATGATGTTAAAAACGAAAAAGAAAACGTTTATTAAGGTTCCCGTTGAGATATTAAAAGAGAGCGATGTCGTAGCAACGGATGTAAAAGTATTTTGTGGGTATGTACGATTACATAAGGTGCAACTGGTATTACCAGATGAATTATGTGATGACCATAATCTATTATACATTGGAGAAGAATATCGAAAATCAATTCGCAAAAAAATTGTGGATATGATTAGTGGATGCTTTGGTATTAAAATCAGAAATTCTATGTTAAAACCTGATTCCATTGATATCAAAGAAACCATGGCGATTGCTAAAGTCATATCTTCTTCCGACTATATCAATGGTATTAAAGTCATTGATGATATATGTAGAAATCATGTTAAGATATACTTGGATGATCCACAAGCATTTGTAAAGAAAGCATTTAAGAAATTAACAACATTCACGTCACCAACACAGTTAATTGATGTAATAAATGAGAGATTATTACTCATGAGTGATATGCTAGTCTGTGATACTCGCGTATTACGTATTGGTGAACAGAATTTTGCTGATATACTAGAGAGAAGACTTAGTAAACATAATAAAGGTTTTATTTGTAATAACAAAGGCATTGTAACAAAATACAATAATACTGATCGCAAATACTATCTTAAAAATGTACGATGGATTTATAAATACCATCAACGAAATAATAAAAAATAAGTAGAAGAGTATACGGATTGAACCGTATACTCTTCTTTTTGTCATTATCGAGGATCATAAACTCCTTTGATACCGGCTTTACGATACCAGTTAGCTTTACCACGGATAACATCGCCACCACGACGATATCCTTTTTTACCATATGGGTCATATACAGGAGACTCAGGTGTTCCTAAGAATTCCAAGTCCCAACGTTCTACAGTAGATTTAGGACCATATGGTTCATGGCACCAAACGCCATCTTCATTATCCCCAGCTTCACCATGTGTCATAACACGTGCTTTATCGATGGTTAAATCGAATGCATTGGCTAATACACATACGACTTGGGACATAGTTTCAATTTGAGCCGCAGTTGGTGGTTCACTACCTAACCCATTAGGAGTTGCATCAAAGCAACCTAATAATGTGATAGCAATAGAACCCGTATTACGATGCCAAGTACCATATAGGATATCATCTAAATTGACACCAGCAGGCATATAGATGTCACCAGCTTTATCAATTTGGATATGATAATCATCCCAGAATTGACCATAACGACCAGCTGTCCAATGGAGATATAATTTAACATCACGACCTACGGAACGTGCTTGGTTCCAAAGGGACCAATAGACAGCCGTAGCTTTTTTCTTAAGATCAGACAACGTCACCTTTACCATGGCGGAACGAGGTAAGACTTCAGACATATATTACAACCTCCTTATGAGATACTATATAAACATTGTGATTACCACATTGTCCATGAATCGATTTTGAAAAAGGATAGAGGAAAGTCACGTAGCCGTTTGGGTTATGGAGCTACGTGACTTTCCAGCTATTGAAAAGGTTAAACTAAATAAATGACGAGTTTATTCAGCTACTAATATGTTGAAACCAAGTAATATTTTATATTATTCTGGTTTAATTTTGATCTTATTTCTACGTTCCTCTGGGGAAAGATCATCTGAACGAAGTTTATTAATCAATGCTAAGAAATCCCCATATTTCTTATTCACAACTTTGATATAGTTGTTATCTCGTTGCTTCAATAAGGCATCATCTTTATACTTTTCTTTAACTTTATCTACAGATTGGATTTTATGATGCATATTTGGATTATCCCCACCATCTTTAATTTCAACTTCTAAGCGAAGATCAGGGATATAAAAATCTGGGATATAAAAATGATCTTCTCCGTTATATTGGTATCGATATACATTTGGTGATGGGGCAATGATATCAGCGGATTCAAAATTGAATACAGTATCGCAATTCAATAGGAAGTCTTTCTCATAGGAACCGACATAGGTAGTTGGTTCTCCACCGTTTTCCCATTGATACTTACCAGAAATCTTTCTAGCCGCCAACATTTTCTTTTGATGTTCTGGGTCGTTAGCTAAATTGTATTTATTGTATACTCGCATCATACGTTCTTTAAAGATCTCTCTATTCTTTTGAGCACATTCTTTTCTGCCACAGAGTCTAGCATATTTGTGCGTTTTTGGATTCCAAGGGGTTCTTCGTTTACATATGACACAGACTGTATGTTTGTCATGTGTTAAGTCATAGTAATATTGATCAGAAGGGATTCCTTCAGGAATCATATCAGAATGAGAACGCTCAATATGGTCATATACTGCATCTTTACTGACATAATTCTTATGACAAACTGGACATTTACATTTTCTAATGGTATTGAGTTTCAAGGTGTCACCTACTTTACATAATTCTAGTTATATTACTAATCAGTCGTATAATAAGTGGATAGTATGTACGAATACACACTATCCACGAGTTGATATAAGAGACTATTAGTTATATGTATATTCTTAATGGATAGTTTTTGTCGTTAACAATTACTATAGCCTTGACAAGTAAGTAGGAAGGATTGAGTTTTTTTGTTCCACTCCGAATAACAATCATTACATACAAAAACACATTCATACTAGTACAATCCTTCCTACTTAATGTTATTTTGATGTATATATTATAATAGCGATACATCAGATTATATACATAAGGAGGACAATATGATGGAACTAAAACCAGAAGTCCACATCATCACATTAGATGAAGCCACCTTATATAATACAATAGCATCATATAAAGAATCCCATGAACTACTACATTTATTCACAGATGATAAAGTACGTATAGTTCATGGGATTACACTACATAAATATGATGGTATGTTATATCATGTGGCTCATGATGACGTGACTAACCAATCACGATATCGTCTAATTGGTCCTATTGATCAACCAGACGAATCAATTATTTTTAAATTTGCTCAAATTATACTGGAGTATAATGAAGAAGAGTATGTCATTAGAGATGATTTCAAAGTAACCTCTATCTTTTATAAGAACGGTAAACGTAATGAAATCATCCACACCAATCCACAACGATATCGACTTCGTGATGATTATGTGGTAGCCTATAATCGCTGCCATGGCTATTATTACAAAGATTTATGTGTGTGGAAAGATGGTAATTTTATTGGATTAGATGTAGGTAGACTCTTGAAGTTTACGAATATCATTCGCATTGAAGATGTGATAGCCATTGGAACAACCGATAGTATTCGAATGAATGAACACTATAAGGATCCGACAAACGTATTGAGTGAATTAGTATCTACCCAAGCGTTTTATGTAAAAAATAAGCTAGGGTACATTGAATTTAAGCTCAGGTATGAGAATGTAAAAATAGAAGATATTCTATTCACCATTGATGATACAGCCACAAATTCAATCATTGGTACAACGCCTAATCGCGTACTATTACAAACCTTCAATATCGATTACTCTATGGTAGATATTGCAGTACATGAACTGATGAACAATCGAGAGATACGTATTTACCCAGGTAATCTTCATTATAGTAATGATGAAGTTACCTTTACGATTAAATCAGAAAGTGATAGTTTCGGTTATATATTGATACTGGAAACGGTCGATATAGACTGTGTCCGTATCTCCATATATAAACGCGGTGAAGGTCGTATCTATACAACCACAACTCGAAACCATAACTACAAGGATGAATTAGTACAACTACTCAACGTATAATAAAAAATTACTAGAAAACAACTCCTTAATGGAGTTATGACCATTATGTATACTATATATAAAACAGTATAGTAATATTTTAACGTAAATAACGTTGTACAACACATTTTTCCTTTAAAGGAGGACTTACAATGTCTGATGTAAAAGAATTATCTTTAGAAGAACTATTGGCATTAGAAGCTGATCTAGTTTCCGATGAAGATGTTGAAGCTACATTGGAAGCTGACGCTGCTGAAGATGGCACTGAAGTAGAAGATGCTCCTGAAGTTGAAACAGAAGATGTAAACCCAGAAGATATCCCATCTGATGACGAAGATGCTGAAGATGACGATGAAGAAGAAGACGACGATGATGACGATGATGAAGTCGAAGAATCTACTTTCGCTGCTCTTTTCTTGAATGAGTTTGCAACTCCAGATGAAATCCAAGCTATGGCTGAATCCTATGATGAAATGGCTACATTGTCTGAAAACATGGGTGTGGCTATGGAAAAAGTAATTGTGAAAATGGATAAAAAATCCCGTTTGACACACTTACAAAAAGCAGCTGTATTCAAATTAGCTAATGCTGCAAACGATCCTAAGTATCGCAAATTGTTGACTTTGTGGAAACAAGAACGTCAAATCGAAGCATACTTGAGCAAAAAATATGCTTCCAAAGCATCTAAGATCGCTAAAGCTAAAATCAAAAACTATACTGCAACTGGTCTTAAGAAAGTTGCTGGTGACCCTAAAAAAGAAGTTGGCAAAGGTAAAATTGCTGACAAAGTGGCTGCTCGTGCAGTTGAACAAACTAAAAAATCCTTCTCTAATAAATAATAGAAGGTTTCAAGATGGTATACCGTTTGGTATACCATCTTCTTTTACCCTGTTAGTAGTCTATAATAGTCGTATGAACGATGTATTATAGGGTATTATATATTTTATTTCATTTTTCATGAAAAGGAGAACAATATCATGGAATTTTTAACAACACTTGACCCTATTCGCGTACTTAGTTATGTAGCCATCCTTGGCGTAATCGTTGTCATTGGGTTTGATATTTATGGTCGAATCCAAGCAAACAAAAAACGTAAAGAACGCGAACGTAGACGTGCCGAATTACGAGAAGAACGACTAGCAGAACGTCGTCGGCAAGAAATTCGTGACCAACATGAATGGGAAGAACGTATTCAAGAAAATCGTCGTAAAACATTGGATACAGCCCGATTGTCACGATATAGTATGATTAATCGACGTCGATAGGAGGAGATATATGGATATAATCGATCTCTTTACTACTAAAAAACGTCGAATCATTCAAGTCAAAGAACTTGAAAAAATGATTGATACCTATGGGTTAGAAACAGCATATTCGATGATGACCAATCGACAACGTAAAGCTATACGCTTACATATTACAAGCCAATGGTTCTTTACCGATATTATGCACCCAGAAAACCCAGCGTTACCTGAATTTAAAAATAGCAGTTATTTTGCTGATCCATCATCTATGGAACCTATGTTTACACAATATCTATATGAGCGATATGGATTAACGAATGATAATACAGTTTTTATTCAGGAAACATTTTTGGAATTCATTCCAAAATACATTGATATATTATACACCAGCTATCTAGGAGATTTATTACTATACTAGAGAGGGTGTTGATATGGATGTGCAACAAGGACGAAGTCGTAGACGGATAGGACGATTTGGAGAGTTTATCTTTGAATTTGTTATCTTGCCGAATAGCGACAAGTTTACTTCGAAACCAGGTCCTTCCATAGAAGGGCTTAGCCATACTCGTATCATGGAATCGAACTCGACACATGTTGGATTTGTTACTATGACGCTTATATCAAATCGAGGATTTGATAAGTATGGACGAGTGACTATACCGAATCGACTCATTCATCGGTTTATGAAAGTATTCAAAGTGATGGAAAAAGCATTTGACCGCGATGATATATTCTTTACCGATGATGAAGGTAAATTAGCAATTGATACTAACGTAGCGAATCAATTAGCGATCACAATCCCATTAGTTGATTCAAAACAATTAAAGATTAAGCACGAACTCATCTATGCTGATGATAGTGATAAACCCTATGAGGGTGTGATTATTTATCTAAATCGTCATGCTACCTATGGATATATGACATATGATGAGTTATGTGCTTGTATTTATAATATGGATAAGGTTGATTACTTTGTATATACTGAATTGATGGTAATGGAACAACTAGAACGAGCATTATTACGCGAACGATCCAATGAATCCATTGGTCAAATGATGGACTTAGGTGCTAGGATAGATAAAATACAGGCAATCAACAAATCAGGTGAAAATAAGGAGTAATATAATGGCAGAAAAAGATACAATCAACCTCACAAAAGAGAAAATGTATATAAGTATCAATGATACACTGTATACAGTACTTCCCTATATAGAGGGTGAACGATTAGAAAAGGGTGTAGGCTATATCTATAAAGATAAAGTCTATATCTACGATGGTAAAATGAACAAGCATAAATACATCGAAGCAGGTCATGCCTATAAGGACGATGATGGTAAAGTTCATTTTGTTAAACCTGAAGGTGTAGAGCACGATGTAGATAACGTCGTGATGGTTAATAAGCAAGCCATGAATGAAATGGATGATACTGACCTTAAAACATTTGACCCTCGGTTAGCTGAGTTGAATGAAAGTAATATCTTTGCTCCAACTATCAACCCAGAAGATGATATTCTAAAACGGGCTATTAAGACCGTATTAGGGGAAATGAAAATCGATCTTCGTTTATACAAAGATCGATTCCGTAATGAATATGACATCACTAACATGAAGTCTGCTATCAATAAACCATCCAATATGACCATTAAGTATTTGGTCAAATGGTGTGAGATATTAAACCTAGACTTATCAGTGAATGTTAAGTTCAAAGATGCTAATGGGGAAGACGCTGAAATTAGTGTAAACCTCAAATAATCAAATATATATTATCATGACAATAATAGACGTATAGCATATTCGCTATACGTCTTATCGTTTTCAATTAAGGAGGAAATGAAAATGAAAAAGTTTTTATGTTTAATGATGGTATTATTTGGTATTCTATTTAGTAGTTTCGCTAATGATGTCAGTGCTCAAAAAATTTATACTGAAAATGGTTATTTTGAACCATATGACAGCACATTCAGAGTGACTGATGAAATTGCTCCAAACATGTGGCAAGGCGACGTTCGTATTTATATGTGGACTAATCATGATGGCGGGTATTTAAATAGAGATTTCTTCTTAACTTTCCGAGTAAATACAACTACTGGTGAAATGTGGTACGGTCTTCAAGACCAAAAGACTGGAGAGTTTGAAGGCTGGGGTAAAATAAACTTCAGTACTGTATACACAAATGGTCTACAAAACAGAATCTATCGCTACATCTTGTATAGTTTCTATAACGCTAGACCAGATTTAATCAGTAAGTCCATGGTTGATTATTATTCAATCAATGGCCCAAGTAAACGTTAATTACTATTAAGGAGGAAATTATTATGAAAAAGACTTTTGTTAAAGTAGCTGCTGTCGCAGCAATGTTGGTTTCTATGTCCGGTGTTGGTTTCGCATATACTAGTTACGGTACCTATCAATATGACCATGCTCAAGTTGGTCGTAAGTTTGATAAAAATGCAATGGTGACACATTGTACATATATTCGTTACGACCGAGTTGAAAAAGACACCATCTATCGATTCGAGTATGCTGATGGTACAATTGCGGATATTCGAGTTAGTCAATATGGCAACGTACTTCATATTCAAGTATTTAAGCCATAATATCTCATAAAACATACTGATATCAGAGTTTTATGAGATAGGAAAAGAAGAACTTCGGTTCTTCTTTTTTTCGTATATATGGAGGACATATGAGACGAATTATAAAGTATGCAACCTGTTGTGAGGTTGAAGATTATGAACTCGGAGAATGTCCCAAATTAGAAGGGATGCTATCCAAATATAACAAACTCTATTATCGTAGAGAAGCTGTTGCTATGGACTACGATGAAGAGAGTAATACACTAACAATCCCAGCAGGTATGAATCTAAAATATATTTCCTATCTATTAGGACGACCTGTTGATGATAATACTATCACAAATACATACGACCCAGTATCTATTAAGTTAACTGGCTTCCCTAGAAGTGAATTACAGAATGATTTAATTAAGTTCTTAATTGGGTTAGACCAATATCAATTCAATGGTAATATGACACAGTTAGTTGGTAATGCTGAAACTGGTGAAGGTAAAACATTCTGTGCCATTGCTGCCATCTCGTTCTTATCCATGAAAACGATTATTATTGTTAACCGTAAGAATATTGTTAAGAATTGGATTGATTCTATCGATACATATACTGATTTGGATAGACGTAGAATCTGTGAACTGAATACACGAATGATTGAAAAGATTATGGATGATCCATCTATTGTTAAAAAATATCGTGTATTTGTCACGACTCATAGAACGATTGCATCGAATGCTGCTAAATATGGATGGAACTGGATTCGATGTTTATTTGCCAATCTTAGAGTGGGGTTAAAGATCTATGATGAAGCACACATGGAGTTTCATAATATGATGATGATTGATTTCCATTCAAACGTAAGACGAACCTTCTATTTAACGGCTAATATGGAACGGTCGTCATATGATGAGAACTCAATCTTTCAAAAATGCTTTAAAGTTGTACCGCGATTCGATCAGGTCAAACTTGGTTATACAGATTCTAAGAAACATATCACCATGTTTGTGAATCGGTATAATAGTCACCCATCTGTACAAGAAATCAGTGCCTGTAAGAATGTGCAAGGATTTAATAAGAATGCATATTCGGACTATCAAGTTACGTCAGACACACAATTCTTTGAGATCCTGGATCAATATGTTCGTAGAATGACAGTTGAGAAGGGTTTCCGTACACTTATACTCGTATCTAAAATCACATCATGTGAGGCTGTCAAAGAGTTCTTTACATCAATATATCCAGGATTATCAATTGGGGTTTACAACTCCAGTATTGATAAACATGAGAAACAACGAGTGTTAGATGAAGACCAATTAATCGTATCAACATCAGCATCACTAGGGTTCAGTGAAACCATCGCTAATTTACGATTAGTAATTAACTGTGAAGCATTCCGTTCGAAAATCACGGGTAACCAAGCATCAGGTCGTCTTAGACGATTAGGTGATGATATTATGTGCTACTATGTTGAATTGGTGGATACAGGGTTTGCCTCTATTCGTGCTCAGTTTAAAGAACGTGAGTCACGCTATAAGAGGCAATTTAAAGAGATAATCTATATTAAGTAAGAAGTATATATTATTACTATAGATTATAGAAAGAGGGTGATGACTATTCGTATGGATCGAATCCGATTAGAGAATTTTGCTCTAATCAAATCAGGAATGGGATTGGATGAAATTGATATTGATTTTACTAAGTCTAAATATACCGTTAGTTTGATTATTGGTAATAATGGGACTGGTAAAACGGCACTATTATCTAATTTCCACCCATTCCCCTATCTAGGGGCACTAGAAGCCCGAGAAGATGCTGATATTATCATACCTGACATGGACGGACATAAAGAAGTCTGGTATTCCAAAGGAGATGATCAGTATTATATTGAACATATCTACTTAGCTCCAACAGGAAAACGAACAACCCGTCAGGTTAAGTGTTATATTCAAAAGAATGGTAAAGAGCTGAATGAGCCTGGTACAGTCAAAACATTTAACGAAATCGTTGAATCTGAGTTCCAAATTGAACCCAACTTTTTAAAGTTGATTCGATTAGGACCGAATGTACAAAACTTCATTAAGTTATCATTTACTGATAGAAAGTTCTTCATTAGTAAACTTTTATCTGAGGTAGAAGATTACATGAAGGACTATAAGCAAGCTAAAGAACAAGCTAAGTTTTTAGCCAATGCGTTAAAACTAGCCGTATCTAAACGTGATAAACTTAATATCAGTGATATCAGTATTTTAGATACTGGGATTGCACGTAAAGAAGAGATGATTAAATCTCGATATGATGATAAGGAATCATTAACCAAACGGTTTTATGAATATAAAGGTTCCATTAATTTGGATAGTATGGAAACATTACAAACCTTATATGATGTGACCTTACAAAATATCGAGAATCTCAAAGATACCATTAAGAATTTAGATAAACCAAAATATCTTCATGTATCTACATCGAGTGCAACCACAGCTGAATACACAGATAAGCTGGTGAATCTGAATCTCAGTCATAGTGGTATTGTATCGCAACGTGCCATTATATTAAATGAAAAGCAACGAGTGATTGATTCACTTGAAGCTGAAAATAAAAAACTAGAAGCAACGAAGGCATCCAGTGAATTAGAAGAGATTCAAGGGTATATCAAAGAGTTGACTGAAAAAATAGATGCCTTTGAAAAGAGTTTCGACATGAGTCAACATGATACATCGATATCAAAAGATGTGTTTATGAGCTATGTAGATACTATCAATATCATCATCTACCAGATGAAAGATGTCTTTGAGCTACCAGAAACGGGTCTTCAATACTTTAGAGATAGATATGTTGAAGATATGGTGCAACCAAATACAATCGATAAAACTGAGGCTAAACTTAGACGCGAAGTATCGGAATTATTAGTGCAGTTGGATCGAACTGTTTCTAATAATAAACAACATCGAAAGATTGCTGACAAAATGTGTACACCTGAAGGTTGTGATATGTTCAATGAGTGTCCATATTATCTTCATTATCACGAGGAGCTAGTTCATCATTCGAAAGAAGATACGATTAAGTTAGAATTTGAGATCGATCGTCGAAATGAGGCACTAACCGTATTCAATCAATTGAAATCGATTCAAATGTTATTGAATACCATTAAGCTAGAGCATCGAATGGATCATGGATACCAAGGTATTATTGCCTCGATTATGAAACATGATATCAGTGAATTTGTTGATTATGAAGCCGTTAAATCTGAGGTTGAGTTCTTAGAATACTACGAAGAATACGTCAACCATAAAGAAAAACGTGCTGAATATGAACAGCAAGCCAAAGTATTCCAATTGAGTAATCAATTAGAATCACCAGACGAGATATTATCAAATATATCTAAACTAACGATGCAACTGAGTGTATTCAATAAGCAAATCGATGAACTTGATCATAAAGAATCTGAACGATTAGAAGAGATTGAACAGACTAAAGATCTAATAGATGACTTCAGTAAATATGTCGAATATACCAATGAAGTGGAACGACTCAATACGGAGTTAACACACACTAAGGAATCACGGGACATACTGAAAGAATCTCTTAAAGATAAGATTGAATATGATGAGAAGTTGGCAGCCTACAATAAACAAGTAGAATCTATAGAGTTTGATATTAGTTCGTTAGAAGATTCTATTTATCATGATCGAGTGAAACGGACTCAATTTATTGAATTAGGTCAAGAAATTGAACAAATCAAAACTCGATATGATATCGTAGAACTTCTGAAAGAAGCGGTATCGACCAATAAAGGGATTCCGTTGATTTATATTAATTCATACTTCAAATCATTACGACTCGTGGCTAATGAAATCATTAAAGATATATATGAGAATGATTTTGTGTTAGAAGAGTTTGTAGTGAATGATAAGGAATTCCGCATTCCGTATCGTACAAAAGGTGTGAGTGTACGGGATATTCGGTATGCATCACAAGCAGAATCATCAGTAGCTACACTAGCTATATCTTTTGCTATGTTAGAACAATTCGCTTATACATATAACATTATTCTACTTGATGAAGTAGATGGTCCTATGTATAAAGGGAATAAAGAACGGTTCTTTGCCGCATTGGAAGGTATGTTATCTCGGATTCATTCGGAACAGGCATTCATTATTACACAAAGTACAATGTTCAATGATTATCCAGTAAACTTAATCATTACGGATCCATCCTATCGATCATTGTATGAAGATAATATGAATGTGATATTCCAACGGTAATTGATGTATATATTATAATAGAGTATAGAGGTGATTCTCTATACTCTATTATGTTAGATTAGGAGGAACTAATGGCAACAGGAATTGGAAGAAGTCCTATCAGCAAATTAGCTGATCACTTCTTAACAAAAAAGACTCGACATAAGCTATATGCTAAATGTCGAGAAAAACAACTCACAACGAATAGTGAGTTGGTAAAGAAAGTATGTGGTTCGATGATTAAGGAGTTAAATTTAGATGGAAAAAAATACTAACAATCCATTCCATATTGATATGGATAAATTAGAGTATATATTTAGTGCAACTGCATCTGCGTTATATGGTACAACCAAAGAAGCTCAGTTATTCGTTAAACGGATGCTATTTAAAACAAGTTGTGCTCGTATTGCGGCAACCTATGAAACACGTAACTTTAATTTAGTTATGCGGGAATTGAATGTGGAAAAGAATGGATTAGGACGTATCCTAAAGTATATTCGTTTCTTAAACCCCCACATTACCGAAGGTCAAATTTTTGTCATTGAGTCTGGGTATGATGAGTATAAGAAACTCTATAAACAGGTCAAAGGACATAAGAAAGAAGAATAGGGAATACCTATTCTTCTTTTTTTTGTTAGCTTTCGATTACTCGATATGTGCGACCAGTTTCATCAGTGGCACTCATACTATCCATATTGAATGTCACTTTACCGAGATTTTCAATTGGAATACGAGGATAATCAGATGGCATAATATTACCATCTTTATCAATAGCCTCTAGTTCCCATTCGGTTTCACCATTATTCGTATGCATTAGAATGACATACTCTGGTGATAAATATTCATAGCGAATATACGCATTACCATCCTCAGAACGGAAATCAATATCTTCATTATCTAAACGGTCATTAATCGCATCGAATACATCATCATCGTTGTTGGTTCTAGGGTCATATGTAAATTTAGGTACATCTTGTGCACTAGAATACCCATCCATGCTGTGATAGTTAGAAGCAATTTGGTCAAGTAATGCCTTACGACCACCACCACCATAGAAGGCGTTAAATACATTAAGACCTTCTTCTTCTTCGTTACGAGCTTCTTTGTCTTCTTTCTTATTGCGGTTGGCTTTGAGTTCCAAATCAACCGCCGCTTTCTTGATATTTACCATATCACGAATGACAGATGCTCGATTACCATTCGTACTATTGAGAGTAATCAATAAGTCGGTTAATAATTTACCAGCTCCTCTTGTATTACTCTTACGAATGTCTTCAACCATTCCTTTGATCAATGTGGCTACTTCATCGTTATCTTTTAAGATTTTACGATATTGAATCATTTCAGGATTGAACTTAGTTTCATAGTTCTCTTTTTTCTTCTTCTTAGCTGCCTTCATATCAAAGAGGTTTTTCTTTTTGCCTTTTTTGACTTTCTTCTCGATTAAGAATTCGTCAGAATCTAACCCAATATCATCAGCATCACTACCGAGTGAACCTGGGTCTAATAACAGAGCGATCTTATCACTATCGAAGGAGTCAAATTTATCTTTCTTTTTCTTCTTCTTCTTCTTTTTCTTTTTAGTGTCATCACTATATAGAGTAGAGTCAGAAGCGTCTTCTAAAGGTTCTACACGATCATTAGAAAGAGGAGCATCCTCTTTTAATCGCATGAACTCTTCAGAAATGTCAAAGTTATCTGTACTCATATACGTTTCTCCTTTAACTTTAAATTAGCTATACTTATTTGTAACAACGAGTTATTTTAAATACTAATAGAAGTATATATCATACCTATGTGAAAGGAGGGAATAGTCCCATGCAACCGATGAATAGAAACGAACTACTTATGCAACGTCAGTTAGAACGACGTTTACGAATTGAATCTATGACACATGAATTACGTGAATGTATCAAGTTACTCACAATAGATCATTTTACACATGAAATACCAATTGGTACTAATCTGATAATAATCCAAACAAATTCTAATGAAGTTATCGCTAAGATCGTTAAAGTGATTATGATATTTGATGAATCTGCTGAAGCGATTGATGAAACAGTGGAGTTATTTGCTAGAGTGGAAATGTATGGATGCGATGATAGATTCGATATAAATATGAATAAAAAAGAAATTGGTCGATATATGGCAGAAAATAGTGATCGATTACATCGCATCAATCGAGTATTGTTGACTGACCGAGAATTGTGTGAAGTATTTTCCATACATGACGAGTTTGATCCAACTGACCCAGATGACCAAGTCGCATTATATGCCGATTTATCATATGAACCATTTAAGATATTCTTACAAAAATTTGAAAACAAATTTACGATGTCTTAGTAGTGTATTATACTCACAAGTACATTTATCTATATGAAACATTCTGTTATATAATAAGGAGTAAATAGTTATGGCAGAAAATCGCGAATTCAAATCCAGTCAAGATTTAGTGGATGTATCTAAATTACTGGCTGAGAAAACGAAAGAATATGAAGGTACGGATAAACATTTGGGGTTAACCCTAATGACATTTCCACAGTACATTTCATCGACTCGTTCTATCATGTTTACGAGTCATTTAAAGCAATTTAATACATTGAATGACCCACAATTCCCAAGAGTCTTTACCAACTATGAGAATATCTTTGGTAAGAACTCATCTGGACTAGTGAAAGCTAGAAGTAATTACACTGTGGTTAAGAAAATCGATAAGTTCGCTGACCGTCCAGGGTATATATTTGCTACGATCCTGTACGATGAAGATAACGATTTCTATGATATCATCTTCAAGAAACAATCCGAAGACTTAACAGAAAACTTTGGCTATGTCTATAACAATGAGAACCTTGATAAATTACAAGAAGGGGATTCTGTTAAGAAAGGTGATGTATTATATAAAACAACATCGTACGATGATGACGATAACTATTGTTATGGTCGTAATGCTAAAACAGCCTATATTTTAGACCCAGACGTTATCGAAGATGCGTATGTAGTGAGTGAGTCATTTGCTAGATCTATGGTATCTCGTAAAGTGGACACTGTTAAAGTGTCTATCAATGATAATGACTTCTTATTGGATTTATACGGCAATGATACAGAAGGATATAAAGGCTTCCCTGATATTGGTGAAGAAGTATCTAAACGTATCATCTGCACCAAACGTCGTATCCAAAATACGCAAATCTTATATGATATGAAGAAATCGAATATGAAGAAGATTTCTCCATTGAATGACAAACCATTCTTCACAAAAGGTTGGGTTACTGATATCGATATCTATTCTAATAAGGAAGTGGATGAGATTCCTAAAACGGAATATAACGAACAAATCATCTACTACTTAGAGAACCAAACTCGATATTACCAAGAACTCTTTGATATCTGTGAAGAAATTTTAGAAAGTGGTTCTAAGTATTCCGATGATATTGGGTTTATTTATCGTCGAGCTAAGAATATCTTAGACCCAGATTATAAATGGAAAGATAATGATACCGTGTTTAACAATATCATCATTGATTTCCGTGTTGATCGTGATGTTAGACTATTTAAAGGTTCCAAGATCACAGGTCGATATGGTGATAAAGGTGTTGTATCTGTCATCAGACCTGATGATGAGATGCCATTTGATAAGAATGGTAATCGCTTAGATGTCATCTGTAACCCATTGAGCTGTATCAATCGACTCAATTCCTTCCAATGGATTGAATTAAGTTTGAATCATTGTGCCAACCAATTGATTGAACAAATGAAAGAGATGAAGTCGAATAGTGAACGATTCAAAGCCTTATCTGAATTCATGTTCTATTTCAATGAACGTGGCGAAAAAGATGAGCTTGAAAAATACTATAAGTCTTTATCTAGTAAAGAAAAAGATGCGTTCTTCGAATCGATTTATGAAGAAGGTATATTCATTAACTACCCACCTATGTGGGAAGGTATGCCAGCTGTTAAGAAGATCGAAGACTTGTATACTAAGTTCGGGTTTACTCGTGACCAACTCTATGTACATCGCTGGGGTAGAACGATACCATTATTGAGTAAAGTAGTTGTGGGTGAGAAGTATATGATTAAGTTAAAACAAACCTCTGAAAAGAACTTCTCCGCTCGTTCCACTGGGTATCTATCACAAAAAGGATTACCTGAAAAATCCAATAAGGTACGAACCAATGAACAACTATACTCCACTACACCAATTACAGTAGGTCGTGATGAAAACAATAACTTGGGTATTGGCGTTAGACCATTCATTCTATCAAAGTTCCATTTGTTCTATCGCACATCACCATTTGCTCGTAAGCAAGTGGGTAAGTTATTTACGAAAGATGTGTTAGACTATAAGAAGTTTAAAATTAAAGATGGGTATAAGAATCGTAATGTAGAGATTCTGAATGCTGAGATGAAAGCAATTGGAGCTAACATTGACTTTGGTTTTAATGGATTGACATTGGATATAGATGATGAGAAGATGAATACCTATGTCTATAAAGATGAAATTCATTTCCGAACAAAAGCAGAAATGAGAGAAATCTTATTAGATGATTTATTACGTCCACAGTTCAATGCTCAATACGATGGTCCTGAATCTAAAGCAGAAAAAGCCTATGCTAAGTTCAAGAAAGAAGCTGTAGAAACAGCACAAAAGAATTTAGCTCGTATCAATGATGATATTGAAGAACTTAAAGAATAATAAGAAGAAGATATACCGTTTGGTATATCTTCTTTTTTTGTATGAAAAAGTGGTATGATGGAAACCCATCATACCACTAGTCCCAAGGAGTAATTTATTCATTCTCTCGTCTTAAGAGTGAACGTAATTTGACACGCGAAGATCAAATTACTATATAGTTATATTTTCTATTATTCTATACTTATTTAAAATATATATTATAGTAACGTATCGATGCGTAACTTATTTTGTTAATAGAAAGGAAGCTAAAGGATATGGCAAAGAAGAAAAACAAAAAGAAACAACGCAGAAATGATTTCGATGTAATTTTTGAAGATGAAAAGAAATCTAAAAAAGAAGCTACTTCTAAGACTATCAAAGGAGAAATTGTTGTAGAACAATCTCCATTGGAACTTATGAAGGATCTCTTGAATGAAGCAAACCCAATCGGCAAAATTACATTGATTGGCAAAGAAAAGAAATCCGATAGTGATGACTACACAATCGACGAACTCGATGTAGACTCTGTTGGAAAGAAATCGGTTGCAGCTGGTACAGTTGAGTTACCTGATGACGGATTGGTAACAGTCCAATTCAAGAAAGGTGATGGTACAATCGTATCCTATACCGAAGAAGATTTAGTTAATGAAAAAGTTGACGACACATTGAAATCCAAGCTCATTAAAGTGGGTGTGGGATGTTTAGTAGCAGCAGGTGTAGTCCTAGGCTTTAGAGCCACAGACTTAAAACTGTAGCTACGTAATAAAGACCCCGTAAGGGGTCTTTTTCTTATATTATAAAAGGAGAATAATGATGTTTGAAGAATTATACACAATGGAACCAGCGGATTGGACAAGAGAAGTTCGTGAAACAATCACGTCCCATGCTGTGCAACTCTATAATGAATTCATTCATAACTACAAGCATAAGGATGTCATTAATGTAACAGCATTAGGAAACTTCTTATTGATGATGGACGATATCTATCGAACAGGAGAAGTGACTCCATTAAGTGATGCCGAATATGACCAACTCCATGAAATCTATATTGAATTAACTGGACGTATGATTCATAAAGATCGTCATGAAGAACACACAATGGATCGTGTTAAATTAGAACATGATTATCCTATGTTAAAAGGTTCTATGGAAAAAGTTCATTATATCACCAAAGAAGAACGGTTGAATGACCCTAATGCTATAGCAACTCATCGTTCCATTATGGAATGGTATGAAGATCGTATGGAAAAGATACGAGACATGAAACGGGATCCTAAGAAACCCATTGTCATTTCATTCTATCCTAAGTACGATGGAGTATCGATTCAATTATCACTTGATAAACGAGGTCATGTGATTAAAGCAGTGACACGCGGTGATAAAGACTTAGGTGTTGGTAGCGATAGGACACCACTATTTAAAGATGTAAATCTGATTGATTTAGTACCTGGTGAACTTCGTGGTCATGAACTGGGACTTAAAATCGAATGTATTATGCAGAAAGATAAGTTCCAAGAATACAATGAAAAGTTTGGTGATGGGAAATTAGTGAATGAACGGTCTGCGATTACAAGTTTAACGAATTCCATTAGTTTTACCGATGTCCATGCTCAATATATGTCGATTTGTGCATTGATGTTACAGTCGGGTGACCAATTAATTGCGTACCATTCTAAATGTGGGGAAGGTATGTTTGCTTGTCCACCATATGAGTTTGAAGACTTTTATGCTGACTCGGGTGAATTCACAGCTAAGAATCTTCCAGTGTATGTTGAACGAGCTAAACGATTCATCGATCAACTTCCATATCAATGCGATGGATTAGTTATCCGATTTATAGATCAAGATATCATTGATTATCTTGGTCGTAATGAAAGTAAAGGGACAAATAACTTCGAAGTGGCGTATAAGTTCCCTAAACCATCCAACTATACAACTGTATTAGATGTAAAGCAAGATATTGGATTAATGGGTAAAGTATCATTCACTGCTAAAGTGGAACCATTCGAGTTTAATAATAAGACGATTAAGTCTGTTAGCTTAGGTTCCTATGATAGATTTAATGAATTGAAATTGGCTAAAGGTGATATGGTCAATGTGAAATATGAAATCATTCCCTATCTCCTAGTTGATGAATATTGTGAACAGCATCGTTCTGGTAATCCAAGAATTGAAGCCATCACCCATTGCCCATATTGTGGGGAAGAGCTCGTATTTAACCCAGAGTATATGTGTGGAAACACATCCTGTTCATCTCGTATGATAGGGAAAATCTATAACTATTGTGAAAAGATGAATATGGAAAATATTGGGGAAGCCACAATAGAAGCCTTATATCATGCGGGTATTGTAAAGAATATTCAAGATTTATATATGCTCCACACAAAACGAGATGAGGTGATTAACCTTGAAGGGTTTGGTGAAACGAGCTTTGTGAATATGGTGGAATCTATCAACAATGCATCGGGTACCATCGATCGAGTGATTGGTTCGATTGGTATTCCAAGTATTGGACGAAAAATATTCAATAAAGTTTTGAGTATATATAATATACATGAGTTGCTAGATATTTCTCCTGGTGAAGAAAGTATATTATGCAAAGTTCCTGGTATCAAAGAAACAACAGCTAAGAAGATCATTGATGGTATTGAAGAGAATCGAGACTTGATTGAGTTCTTACTCCAAACAGTCAAGATTACTAAATCCAAAGATGTATCACTTAAAGTTGTTTTTACAGGTTTCAGGAATAAACTTTTTGAGGAATATCTTAACTCAATAGGTATTGAGGTAGTCAACTCAGTCACTGGAGATGTGGGTCTTGTAATTGCTGATAATCCGACTGGTAACAGCGGTAAAATCAAAAAAGCACATGAACGCAATATTCCAGTTATCGGCGTATTTGAAGCATATGATCGATTTGGCTTTGATAGTAAATAACTATAATAAAGCTAACATCATTATATGCTATACGCATATGACATGTCATTTTTAATAAGGAGGAAATGGAAATGGGATTCCGTCCAAGACAAGTACAAAAAGAAAGCCGCGACTTTGTAAAAGCAGTTGATACTGCAACAGTCGCTCATTTAAGAAGCAAGGAATACAACTTGAATATTGTGCAACCTGAAGTTGCCTCTACGGTTGTATTAGTATGGTTAGAAGAATTCGCTAAACATTTAGCAGCTGAAACTGAAGCTAATGGCAACAAACCAGTGGAAGTGGTGTTAGACTCCATCATGACATTGGGGACAACAATTCGTGATTCTGAAGAAGGCGAAAAAGAAGGAAATCTAGTGCCATTCGTAACACTTGGTGAAGTGTTTAAATTGGGTGCTAAGAACGATACTTCTACTGAAGACTAGTATCAAATACCCAGATAGAGAGTTATATCTCTATCTGGGTAATCCCTATCTAACATAAACTTTTTGTTTTTGGAGTCATCAGCATGAAGAAGTTTATTAAACACTTTAAGAACATTAACGAAGATCAGTTGAATATGAAACTGATTAAACGTGAATATGAAGACGACTTGATTGATTTCGTTGTGAATGTATTCAAATCATTGGAAGTCATTCGATCCATTCAATTCATCGACTACACGGTTGAATATGATGAATCGAAAATAGACATCAATAAATACATTACAAGTCGAAAGAAAAAGAAGAAAAAAGAGGAGCATATCAAATACCACTATATCAAATCTGATAGAGTGTTTGAATTGACAATGCGATTCCATATAGAAGGTATTGATAATAACGAGTTTAAATCTAAGATTATCACGCGTTCTATTTTATTACCTAAGAAAGATCATAATAACTATATGACCTTGAAAGATAAGAAGTATTTCTTATTATACCAATTGGTTGATAATAGTACCTATGTAAGTAAGAATGGTATTACGCTAAAATCATTGATGCCAATTGTTGTGAATACCCGTCATAATACATTAACGGATTGCACGGGTGAATCCTTTGATGTAGTGAGTTACTTCTTAGCATTATTTAAACGGGAGATTCCAGTCTTCTTATTCTATTTTGCTAAGATTGGTTTCAGTGCTACCCTATCTTACTTTGCAGTAGAACGTATTATTGATGCCGTATCAGAACCCTATCCAGAAGATGAAGACCATTATTACTTCAAGGTTAATAAACATATTTACTTGAAAGTACGTCGTCATTTCTTTGATAAGTACCAATATGTGAAAGCCGTAACCGCTATGTTGAAAGAATGTATGAGTACTCGTACTACTATAGAAGACCTAGAAGATATTGATTATTGGACTGAGCATATTGGTGGATTATTTACTAAGACAGCTCATAAGATGCGTGATTCTGGTAATAGTACAATTACCTTCTTCGAACGGTTATTGGATTTAACAACGAAGGATATCTTAAAGGTATCTGAAATCAATAAACAATCTATCTATTCCATCGTTCGATGGATGATTCAAAACTTCGCTGAGTTAAAGCAAAAGAACAATATGGATTTATCCACTAAGCGTCTTCGCTTAAATGAATACATTGCCTCTATGTTATCTATGCGTCTTGGTGAGAGTGTCAACCGTCTATTATCATCTCAGGGTAAAGCGACGTTTAAACAAGTTGAGAATATCTTTAAGTTCCCAGGGAATATTGTATTACAATTATTACAAACCTCCCAATTGTTAAAGTATGATGATCGAGTGAATGACCTTGATATTTTCTCAGCGTTACGATATACAGTTAAAGGTCCTAATAGTTTAGGTTCTAAATCAGACCGTAATATCAATGTTAAATTCAGAGGGGTGCATCCAAGCTATTTAGGTAACTTGGATATTAACGTATACTCTAGCTCATCTCCGGGGCTATCGGGTTCTTGTACACCATTTGCTAAAGTGCATAAATTGTATTTTGATGATGCACCAGAACCACAAGATCAAGAATATGAAATTATGAAGGAGTTAGCGGAAGAAGATGCTAAACAAGGGATTTTAAGTATTGAAATCGGAAATAACCCCGTAGAATACTATGAAGCTCGCATGGAAATGTTAAAGCGTCAAGCTAATAACTTCAATATTACCTATATGACAGATGAAGATGAAGGTATGTTATATGTTATCTTAGGGGAACCTACGACAAACTACGATATTTAATCAATGTGAGTATATACCTAATCGTATATACTCACATCTTTTCTTTTTTATATCTAAGGAGATATAGTATGTCAGATTACAACGTAGAAGTGATTCAATCAACTGATATTGAAGCTGTTAAGATTGCTACTGGTAAATGTTACAATCGTACGATTGGGGATAAGGCTCTACTACACATTATCGAAGCAGGGCATCTAAGTGTTATGGAACATTCGATTGCTACACTAGACTTGACCTGTAGTCAAAAAGTATTAGCCCAAATTACTCGCCATAGACATTTCAGTTTTACGGTACAATCCAGTCGTGGTATGGATATGGGTTCCAATGGGTATATCAATAAAGAAGCTAATCCATTCTTTAGGGAGTTTATTAATAACTCGATTGAAACCTCTATTGCTAATTACAATGAAGCGATTAAGATAGGTATTCCCTATGAACAAGCTGCCTATATGTTACCATTAGGTAGTAAAGTACGATTAACCATCTCTGGTAATTTACGTACATGGATGGAATACTTAAAGAAACGGGTATGTAAACGGGCATCATTAGAACATCGTGAATTAGCGATTGAAATCTATGATGTGTTACATGAACTATACCCAAACTATATCAATTTGGATAATTTGGGTATATGTAAAAATTGTAAGGAAGCATCCTGTGACTTTACGACACATAGTCGTACACAAAAAGAACCGATTATTATAGACCTAAAGCATAAGGAGTGAGTATGATGGAGTTCAAAGACCTTGTTAATGAATTAACCGAACGCTATGGAGAACGAATGGGGCAACGTGACTTGTCAATTGATGTTGCTACAGAAGACTTAATTCTTCATATTGAATGGGCTGATATGAATGATAGTTGTACAGAATTGGATAATGTAAGTATAACTATACTTGGTAATGATATGAATCGCAATATAGTAAATACTGTACACGTGAATGCGACCTATATGAGCATTCCTATCTTATCTGCGATTCTAAGTGACTATCGTATCATTTAATACTATGGGAGAGGTATAAACGTATAAGGAGGAAATGATGATATTAAAAGAAGCATTTGAACAAATACGTGAGTTACCTTGGCAACGTAATAGAAAAACTGGCACTGAGTATGGTATTATTGAATCATATTTCTTTAAAACGGAACATGTGAAAGCGACATGTTGGTTGAAACATTTATTAGGAATGAGTCTATCAATGGACTTGGAGATTCATGGTAATGATGTAGTTATTGAACGGTCATATAAAGATGAAGTTCCAGATACCATTATTCAACAACTACAAGCAATAGTAATACAAGAAGTGGAGTAATCCACTTCTTGTTTTTTTACATTATGGTGTATAGAATAGGTGAAAAAGTAAAAAAAAATAAATATATATTATTTTTACGTATAGAAAGGGATTCTATACATCATTTTTCTATGATCCTAAAAAATATAGGGATCAGTTTTCAAAAGAAGATAATAACAATGAAAACGAACAAAACTCTTTTAACTACTTTAATTGCAACTTCTTTAATGGCTCCTATTGCTACAGCAACAACAGTGACTGATAACGATATTAATGTCGGTCAAGGGAACACCAACAACGCATCCTATACAATGAGTGTAGGTCTCAATAACAGCGTTAATTCCAGAAACACCATTGCTGTGGGTGAAGGTAATTACGTTAAATCTGAAGGGTCCAGAGTTGGCGGCTACCAAAACAGTGTAATTGGTAACTATAGTAACGTGACAGGGTATCAAAACCATGTTAACGGCACTTCCGTGAATGTATCTGGTTACAATAATACTGTAAACCAAGCACAAAACGGTCTTGTATTTGGTAACTCCAATACAGCGAATGGTGAAAATGCATTCGTTGGTGGCGAAAATGCTACAGCAGATGGTCGCAATGCTTTCGCGTATGGTGCTAGTGCATATGCCCAAGCATATACATTTGCAATGGGCACTAATGCTACAGCAAAAGCAGCTGACGCTATTGCATTAGGTAATGATAGTAAAGCATTAGGTGCGACAAGTATCGCAGTTGGTTTAGATAACACTGTTAAATCAGACGACACAATTGCTATCGGTGCACATAACGGAGAAATCAATGCAATCCAATCAGTTGTGACAGGGTATAACAACCAAGTGGTTGGCACTGACCCTGAGCAATTGATTTATGGATCCAACAGTAAAACATCTGCCCAAGGTGCCATTGTCGTAGGCACACATAGCGAAGCAACCGCTATGGATGCCACAGTTATTGGTAACAACGCAATCGCTAGTGTTCCTAATTCTGTAGCTATTGGTACTAATAGTACAACAGAATTAGGTACTGATGTAGCATACATCCAAGATGGTAACAGTGATATTCGTTTTAAAAATATTGACTTTGCTGGTTCCCATGTTGATTCCGTAGTATCCTTTGGTGCTAATGGTACTGCTGGTTATGGTGGTGTAAGCGATTACAAACGTCAGCTACAAAACGTAGCAGCCGGTCGTGTGAATGCCACTTCCACAGATGCTATTAATGGCTCTCAGTTATATGATACTGCTTTGGAAGCCCAAAAGCACAACACCATGGCAGATGGTACTAACACCACTGTTACTGCAACTGACAATAACTATGGTAGAAAAGAATACAAAGTTAATGTCAATGCCGATCTTAATAATATGAGCTCTGTGAATTTCGGTGCGGTAACAGATTCTGTACATAATCGTGTGGATAAGAATGGTATGTCCACATTCGATGGTGACATTGATGCTCATTTCAAAGCTGACGGTGTATATTTGGAAAACCGTAATAATTTGGATACAGCTCAATATACTATGGACGGTATGCGAGCTGATTCCAATGGTAAATCTGTAGCATTTGGCACTGATGGTATCAATGCTGGCAACCAAGTTGTCAGTGGTGTAGATACTGGTGTAGCTGACACCGATGCTGTTAACGTAAAACAATTGAAAGATTATGTTGCAGCAAATGATAAAGATACACATACAACAGTATCTGCAGGTAATCGTGTAACTGTAACATCCAACAATAACACAGATGGTACACCTAACTACACAGTAGCTATTGATCAAGCTACTAGTGACCAAATTAACAACAATAGCTCTGCTATTAATACTTTGAACCAAACTATCAATAACGTAACTGATCGTTATGATAGTTTGACACGCACAGTTTCTAATAACCAAAAAGAAGCTCGTCGTGGTATCGCAGGTGCAGCAGCAGTAGCAGCATTACATCCACTTGACTTCGACCCAGACCATAAACTTGATGTTATGGCTGGCGTAGGTCATTTCAAAGGTCAAACTGCAACAGCACTAGGTTTGGCGTATCGTCCTAATGAAGATGTAATGTTTACATTAGGTGGTGCTATCAATGGTAGCGATTCTGTATTGAATGCGGGTATCAGCTATAAAGTAGGTGCCAAATCCAACGTATCCCGTAGCCGTGTAGCCGTTGCTAAAGATTTACAAGACTTGAAAGCAACTGTAGCAAAATTACAAGCTGACAATGAAAAATTGAAAGCTATTGTAAATGCGGTAACTGGTGCTAATATGACAGTGGACCAAGACAAATTGTTCCCAGATGTTCCAAACAATCATTGGGCATATGAAGCAGTTGAAGGTCTTCGTCAACGTGGTCTTGTGATTGGTTATGAAGATGGTAACTTTAAAGGCGACCGTTTGTTGACTCGTTATGAATTTGCACAAATTGTATATCGTGCATTACAACGTGCTCAAGAAGCTGGTCAAGAAATTGATGCTCGTTTAGTTGAAGAATTCAGCCCTGAAATGGCTCGTTTCAAAGTAGACCAAATGGGTAAAGGTATCGAACGTGTACATGTACAAACTAGTACAAAAGATGTACAACGTGGTGCCTATGGTACAATCTTGAAATAATATAATAAAAAGAGAACCTTCGGGTTCTCTTTTTTTATTCAATATTAGTTATATTTATATATTATTTAGGTATGAAAGATAGTTTCATATTCATTATTTTAATTAAAGGAGACGAATGATATGAAAACAAGAACTACAATGTTAACAGCTTTGGTAATCAGTGCATTAAGTGGTGTTGTTATGGCAGCTCCTGATGTTGCCGTAGGTACAGGTAATGGTGTCAATTATGGTACAAATTCCTATGCTCCTGAAGCAACAAATGTAGCGGTAGGTAATTCTGCTACAATCGATTATGCTAATGGTGTGGCTAATCGAGCTGGTGGTGATATCGCTATTGGTTATAAGGCACGTACTGGTAACTATGTAAACCAAGGTGGTGGTATCGCGATTGGTCAAAACGCATTTTCTGAAAACATGGCAGGTAATCAAGAAATGCAATTTAACTTTAATCAAACCACTTTCCAAGGTAGTGGGTTTATGGGTTTACGTTCCCCATTTATCCCAGCAGACCCATCTAAAGTATCTACTGGTATCGCGATTGGCCAAAATGCGTATGCTCGTTCTGGTTCTATTATGATTGGTACTCATAATTACAAAGGAACTATGGGTGACAACGCAGACTTAGATACTACAGAAACAGCTATGCGTAATGCTAACGTAAATGTGAATGCTACCACAATTGGTAACAATTCCCATACTAATGCCGCATTTGGTACTAATGTAGGTGCATACAATATTATCACTGGTTCTTATACTGGTGGTAATACATTGGCTCATACCGATGCCGCTAAGAACTTTGGTTCCACGATTGTGGGTACATTAAATGCTGTTGAATCTAAATCCGCAACATTAGACCATGCAGGTATTGCTAATACCATTACCGGTATTGCTAATAGAACTGCTAATACGAATGGTACCATTATTATGGGTGCTGGTAATGAAGTGACTAATAGTGCAACGTATTTAACTGGTGCTCCAACAAGTGGTGCTAGTACACCTAATAAATTAGCAGAAAAATTACGTACAGTAATTCAACGTAATCATAGTGGCGGTTCCACTGCTGTGATTGGTGGTGGCAACAAAGCGGATTATACACAAGCTACTAGTATTATCGGGATTGATAATGTGGTAACTGGTACAAATAGCAATAAAGCTAGCAACAACTTTATTGTAGGTAACAATCATACTGTTACTAATGCAAGTGATGTGATTGCTATTGGTTCTACAAGCAGTGGTGTACTTACAACAGCAAGTAATTCTGTATCGATTGGCAAAGATGCTAACGTCATTGTCAATGGTGGTGTGGCATTAGGTGGTCAATCTGTTGCTAATACAGCAGCAGGTATCACAGGCTATGATGTTTCTACAAATGCCACATCTACAGAAACAAACAGTACTTGGCGTTCCACTGCATCTGCAGTATCAGTTGGTAATGTTGATGATAATATTACACGTCAAATCACTGGTGTATCTGCTGGTTCCAATGATACTGATGCAGTCAATGTAGCACAATTGAAAAAAGTTGCTTCCATAGCAGGTAAAGAAACAACAATTGTTACTGGTACTAATGTAAATACAACAACAGCAACTAACGCGAGTGGTGGCACTGAATATACCATTGATATTAATCGCAATTTGATTAATATGGGTACTATTGAAACAAAAGATGGTGCTAACCATACCTATACAAAAGGTGATGGTGTACAAGTTACTGACGAAAGTGGTAATGAATCCAATCTTACAAAAGAAGGGTTAACTGCTACTGATGGTACCAATACTGTTACTTTCACTACAACTAAAGTGGATGTAGCTAATAACCGTATTCAAAACGTAGCTGATGCTGTCGATAATGGTGATGCAGTTAACTTTAAACAATTAAAGCAATATGCAACCAATGCAGCATCCTCTGCAGCAAGTACTGTAAGTGGAACTGGTGCAGTAGAAGTTATAACTTCCACTAACACAAACGGTTCTACCAATTACAATGTAGCATTGAATACAGATCGTGTACGTGATATTGCTAAAACTAGTAACCGTTATGCTGGTGACGATGTAATCAAAGTAGAAAGATGGAACAATCCAACTGGGTCTGCTGACTTAACTACCTTCAAATTCAATGCCGATAAAGCTGCCGAAAAAATCAATATCGGTTATACTGCTAATGGTGGTACTGTATTAAAAACAACCGCAGCAAAAGGTTTCAACTTTGTAAATGGTGATCATATCAATGCGTCTGTATCTGCTGATGGCAAAGTAAAATTTGATTTGGATCATGCCGTAACCGATCAAATTGATAGCAATACAACTAAAATTAATAATCTTGAAAATGCTATCCATAATGCTAACGGTAATTTCACTGACTTGATTCAAGCTAATCAAAAAGAAGCTCGTCGTGGTATTGCCTCTGCATCTGCTTTAGCAGCGTTACATCCATTGGATTATGACCCAGATCATAAAACTGATATTATGGTTGGTGCTGGTCATTTCCGTGGGACTACTGCTATTGCATTGGGTGCTGCTTATAGACCAAGCGAAAATATCATGTTCACTATTGGTGCAAGTATCAATGGTAAAGACACAGCCATTAATGCTGGTGTAAGTTATAAAGTTGGTACTAAAGTGAATGGTGAATCTCGTTACAGTAAAGTAGCTATGCAACATCGTATTGATGAACTCAATACTACCGTTGCTGAACAAAATCAAAAGATTGAACAACTCAACGCATTAGTTGAAACACTTCTTAATGAAGTGCATCAATCTAAATAATTAATTAAAGAGGAACCTTCTGGTTCCTCTTTTTTTATTCCATTAGGAGGTACTATTATGGATTGGTATAATGAAGATATTGAAGTTATCGAAGAAGCTGTTAGGAATGCAAGTCCTAAATACGATGAAGATTTTGAATATTTATATAAGATTCTCAAGAAGAGATATAAAAAAGTAAATGAAAGATTAACTCAAATGGAGTCTAAGATGGATAGGATTGAGGAGTTATTAGTATCAATGCAAACCAATACACAAATCCCAACTGACACTGATTCTATTGAAACGATAGAAACGACTCCATCGCAACCGATTACATGCACAATCAGGCTAGGTGACGATTCATAAATCAATTTATATGTATTATATACATATACAGTACTAAAATATGTAAGTAAAAGAGGAACCAAATGGTTCCTCTTTCTTTATTGCTGACACATAGCCATGATGTCAATTTGTGATATTCGTCTATTCTCTTTATAGAATTGATATAGACAGTTACAGATATCTTTTGATGGGACATACACTTTAGTTTGTTTTACGTGACAATTAAAATCTCGTTCGTAGTTTTCAACTAACCAAGTTAACTGTTCATCAACACCATCATCAAGACACTTGGTTGTGATGGTATGATACAGTGTTGGGTTGATATAGTTGAATAGAATATAGGAACCCTTCTCTTTACTATATGGTATATAGTGAGTTTGTGATTTGGTTGCCGATATAATCATGGTGAATACAATAATACCCGATTCAATACCTTTATCTAATAACGTACACATAGTAGCAATTGCCGTATCAATACAGTTTGCTGTATGTGTTTTGTCAATATCTTTTACATAGAATACTGGTTGTTTGTTAGTTGAACTTCTTCCTGTGTCTGTAATTTGATTAGAAATATAATACTCTACGATTTGATTCATTGATGAACATTGTGATAATTTCATACTACCTCCTAGTCTATGCTATTAATACATAGTACTAGTAAAACCAAAAATAACCGTAAAGTATAGGTGTATAAGTATATATTATAATCATGAATAGACGTAGAAATAAAAGGATAAACTATACTCTATTCGGTTTATTTAGATTTTTTATAAAGGAGAAAATAAAATGAAAAAAGAGAACGTATTAAAAGTAATGAAATTTGTTTCCAAATTAACTGCAAACTATCGTGCAGCAGTTCGTAGAAGCGATGATAGATATATCCTATCTGTCGAGTATTATGATGATCATTTCGAAAATCGCCCATGTAGTGGCGATGTGAGAAATGGTCTTACTAATATAACAACGACGGTTGAATTTAAAGAAACGAAGAGTGGCGGTTTAAAAATCCTTTCCGCAAAAACGAAGGGAACTCTGCCTTGTCCAAACAACAACTGGAACGGTTGGCGAGAAATTGATATCCAACCAAAACTTACATGGTCTGATATTAAACGAGCTCACAATACTGCATTCGGTTGGAACGGAGTATTTAATGATTTATGTACAACCCGTGAATGGGTTGAAAAGGATTTAAATGACTCTGCTGATGGATTCTATATCGGTGGAGCATATGAGAGATTGGATCCAATGAATAATGATCTAATCTCTATAAAAGAAGCGGTTTAACCGCTTCTTTTTTTGACATTATCATAAGCTATAACTTTTATTTTTTTTAGAAAGGAAATATTACAATGGCTATACAAAAAAAAATACAACTCTACGTGAGTGATGCTACAGGAGCTGCTAAAACAGCTAAATATTATAGAATTCCATTACCAAGTGATTCCAAACCAGCAAACAGAACTGATAATATCTACAAAGATCTTGTTCGTTTTTATGCTAAGGTATCTGGCGATATGTTCTATATTGGTTTAGTATTAAAAAGTTATCCAGATTCCTCTGTTCGTAATGAAAAATATTATACAGCAATTAGTAATCTACTATCCCCAATTATTCCTGATAAGCTCATGAATGATGGCGAAGGATTGGTTGAAATGGATGGTATTTATATCCATGGAACTGGTTTTAATAGAGGTAACTTCTTTGGTGGTTTATCCGAAGATCGTTTCGGTGAAGGGCAAAGTAATGATGAGTTTCTTTATAAATATAATAGTAAACGAAAACAAAAAAACAATATCTTTACCGTAGCAATTCTATCTAATTTAGAAAATGAATTAACTCAATTTGTTCCATCTAACTGGATTGAATTTGATTCCATCAATGATGTATTGCAAGATATTCAAACATGGACTGATGCTCCTGTAACTCCTAGAGGACCAGTATTCTCCGAATACACAATTGATGAAATTCCGGACGCATTCCAATGCGTTGAATATTTTGTGCCAAAAATCAATACTGAAACTGGTGCAGTTGAAGTAAATGATGAGTATAAAGGACTAGTTCCAGATGCATATCAAATTGACCATGGTGATTATGGTACAATTACAGTAACTGCCGACAATGTGTCTGCTGATAGTAGAGTATATGTAGAATATTTCTATAATACTTCCGGTCATGAATGGGCTGAACATGTAGAAGAGTTTACCTTCACAGGTAACACAGCCACATTCCAACTCAATAGTTCCCCTAAAGATAGTCATGATGATCCAGGTAATAAAACATTTGAAGCCAATGGATGTGTTATCATGCTATCCCATGATTTAATCGGCCACGCTAATATATCTTTTGCCAAAGGAGTATTATAAGGTACGGTAACAGACAATAAATAGAGAATACCTTTCGGTATTCTCTATTTCTTATGCGATGTATATTACCAAGATACTTTGATATCAGTTGGTTCGTATTTAACGAGGTATAGATCAGCTAATTGACTACCAAATGGACCATGAGTATAGTTGTAGAGGTCAAATGTCACTTCACCAGATGTGTTATCTACAGGAACATTATCAACTGAACCGTTAGTTGATTTTGCAAATAATTTATATTTTGTACCAGGGGTTGATTTGATAGTAACACTTGAGTTATTTACATCAAGATATCTGATATTTTCATTATTATTGACTTTATAGAAATCATTGATAGGAACATCAGTTGTTACTGTTCTAGGAGGCATAGCAATACCTGTTTTTACTAATGTAGAATTTGGTACCCATTTGAATGCTTCGGTAAGTTTATCAACAGGAGTTGCTTCATTAGCAGCTAACGCAGTCAAGTTTTCCATCGGGTTAAGTAATGTCAATTTAATATTGGCACTATCAGCTTTGTTTTTAAATACGATAGCAGTACCATAGTCACCAAAGTTATCATTTAATCTAACTTCACCAGTATTAGGTTGAATTCGACGGACTGTATTTATGATAGCGTTAAATGTATTATTATTAACGATTGCAATTTCATCGGTTAAGGTACTTGTATCGACAACTACATTGCGACTTTGTAACAAATAGTTGTTGATTAGTGATAGTATACGTTGATGACCATCGCATCCAGTTTGTATTGTTTGGGTACCTGATAGAGTTACATTACCAAAGTCAAGGACTTTAAATTCATGTATTGTACCCAACGGGTTTTGTAACTCACCCAAGTTAGGATTAAAATGGCTATCCTGCTCAGCAACGCAATCTTCATAACTATAAAGTTCACCACGATCCATTGTTTTGACATCATTGATACGTTTACGAACATCTACTAACAAGTCTTCCATAGTATCGAACTCTTGCCAGTCGGATGGAACAAATGAGGATAACTCATTTTCACTATTGGAGCGGATTACGTTACTGGATTGAAATATACCAGACTTCTTAACGATTTTTTCAAGATATTTGACCTGTTCATTACCAGGGTTATTAAAGATAGAGTAACCTTGATGTACATACCCATTCACGGAGTTATAATGAATCGTTTCAACAGAACCATGTACATCAAAAGATAGTTCACCATCGTTTAATAATTTTTCAGGAATAGTTGGTGTGATATTTCTGAAATTAACGAGGGTGGATTCACTATCATAGTGACCGTTATGGGTAGCCGCTGTTTCATATAGACCAATGATAGGATCTGCAAAACCAATAGCACCAAATGTTGCACTATCACCACTGATAGTACAATAGAAATGCATCATATTTTTATAGATATTGGTTTCTTTATCAAAAGGTAAGGTATCAGCAGGTAATGGAATGCGATAATATTTCGCAGATTTTTGATTACCTGTAGCATCACTTACATAAAGTTGGATTTTTTTTTGTATAGCCATGTAAAGGCTCCTTTCTATAAAAACAAAATTGTTTAATAGTTATAAGTATGTCAAAAAAAACGTTATCAACTATAAGTATATATTATCTATATAGGTACAATTTATTTATAGGAGGAAAATACTATGCATATCATCGACACACGAACGATGTACTCATTAATTATCGCACTTGTTATATTCACACTGATGCGATTATTGATCTTTATGACAACGGGACGTAAAGGCCCAGAAGTCTTGGAGATTGCCCAAGTCATCACATTTATTTTAATTATCATTACGTATATTTATATTTCATAGGAGGAAGTAAAAATGAAACTAACAGAACAACAAAAAGAACGCTATATTGAAGCTTGTAAAAGTGCTATTTGCAGATGTCTAATTCCTAATGTAACTAAGATTACATTGAATCTAAATAATGTGAAGCGACCAACACTAAAAGTCTTCACTAGAGGAGCTGATGATAAAGATGAATTTCATCTCGAAGTAGTATTAACAGATGCTAATTCTATGCAGTTATATTTTAAGCAAGTAAGATTCTTATATGGTGAGACTATATTGGGGATAGCCTTAGAACCATCCGTTGAATTTAAGGAACATATCAGTCATATTCTTGATTTGCTAATAGCTAATGAATATTTAGATCACCGAGATTTATCGTATAAGTTTGGTATAATACCGGGTCATATGGACTTAACAATTGATAGTACTAATTGGCATTCACTTGATAATTTAGAGGATCTTAGATTTGCACCAATAGATTTAGACCATGTCTTAAATGAAGATGGTAAATAATATGACTAAGTATTTACCATATACATTGTTAGATGCATATAAAGATATATTTGATACACCTCTTCGTTGGTCAATTAGATCGGCTAACTATGATACTGAAAAAGCACATGAACGTGTTGAATTTCATTGTTCAAATGGCTGGATTATTGTCAAAGCAACTCGGTATATCGATTATATCGAGTCGATTCAATTGGAGATTCATAATAAAGAAACAGGGTATATGACTACATTAAACTGGAATGATACCAATGAATCATCTAAATCGATTATTAATTTGATTGCTAAGTCAATCCGTGATAATACAATATATCCCATTAGGTACTATACCTAATGGGACTGTGTTTACTGTTAGAAAGGATTAGAATTATGAATATGCTATTTACAGTATATGATAGCTTAAAAACCCTTAATTGGCAAACGAGTAAGGAATATGTAGTAGGTGATGAACATGTAGAATTCATGTCATATCACAACAATGATATTCATGTAAGTATACAAGCAGTATATACTGAAGTGAATTATGATTTAGTATCATTGATGCTATCGGTTGAATTACCGTTGGGTACCAATACCATTCTATCATTGGATGCAAGAGATCCTATATCGGTAGAACGTATTGTATCCACTATGCAACGATTATCATCTTTTATTCCCCAATACCAACCAAAACAAGTTATTGAGTTGCATGACTATCATGATGATAGTTTATATGATTAAAAGGAGAAAATTATGAATACTATTAACGATATGGCCCAATTGATTATGGCTTGTGATTTTGACCATAGGCATTATATGGAATTTCCACAAGACAACTATCCAAAACAGATATTGCTATTTAAAGATAATTCGCCAGTCAATAGCAAGATTAGTGTGGTTTTAACATATTCGACAGAGCTTAATGAATTTATTCAAATTAATGCTATGCTTACGAGTGAGTGGATTGCTGAGTCTATGGTGATACGTTCGGAAAAGGATATTGAAAAATGTATACGATTATTAGACGTATTAGATTATAAGCATTCGTTTACACGCACCATTACTACGACCATCACAAAATTAATTAAGCAAGATAATATTGTAATCGATAATCCAATGGCAACGATTGATTATAATAACCATCACTATATCGGATTACCTTTTGATGTAGTAACTCAGAAAGATCAGTTATTGACAAACTTTAAACTATTTATCGATCAAACGTTTGTATACCAATTACGAGTTGGTACTGATGGATGGGAACGACTAGACGTAGTCATTACTGACCGCTTTAAACGCACCAATGAAATAGAGGATATAACATCCGAACAATTAGTTACCCATATACAATGGGCAGAAGATAAGATTATAGAATTTTTACATTCTATGCCTGCTATTGTGGATGAACCTTTCTTTGGTGAAGATAATACTAAGAAAAAATAATTAAGGAGGAAAATATCATGGCAAATCGTACATTGTTTAACGTGACTGTACAGTCTAAAGTATTTGGACAAAAACCAACAAGTTCGTACAGAAAACTATTGGATTCTTTAATGACTAATCTTATTGAAGATCCTAAAACAACAGCAAAAGTGTTAGGGATTAAATTAAAATCCCAAATGAATATTAAGGAGTTCAATGTAGATCATAAGACGATGACTATTTCTGGTCATACTAACACAATGAACTTAAAAGTAATCAATCGTAACATTGAGCGGATTGTTGATTCTCTTATCACACCAAGTGGTGAAAAATACATTGTTAAAAACTATGTATTGGAATCCATGAATGATGAAGAGTATAGCCGAATTCATGAATCTGAAGCTCTGTCATATATCTTAGACCACACAGGTCTTAGAGATTCATTCCGAGATGATTTCGATGCCGCTATGGAGAAGCTCCCATTTATGTATTCTGCTAAATCATCTATGTCAACATTTGTTCCACCAACAAACTGGGATGAACTTAGACTGTATTTTTCTGAATTCGGATTCATTGAGGTCAATGAACGAGAGTATCTTCTTCCTATGCCAGAAGGGTTTATTCGGTTTAGCGTGGAGGACTACGACTTTGACACAATGAATATCTATATCAACCTATTCATTTCTAGTCAATATGAGTCCCCTACTATAACCTTTGGATGTCAGTTAACCGACTGTGTAGATTTATCTATCATTACCTCTGGTTTTTATGGTAATCCTTTGTTATCTAATCTTAAGAACTTGCATTTGGGTATTGGTAGATACTGGGCACCATTTGTGGTGAATAATCGCTTCTATGGATATAGAAGTGCTAATGGTAAGAAGGCGTATGTGATTCCTACCATGAGTGAATCCGAATTCAAAGAGAAGTTTAATGAATTTTTCAATAATATAGTATTACACAATTACCCAGTAGCCTATTATAAGAACGGTAAGTTTAAACGTTTCATTACATTCTCTGAGTTTGAAGAGACAATTAGGAAATCGATTAGTAAAGAAACAGAAAGTGATACAGTCGTAGTATCGGATGATAACGAGATTGATGAAGTATTGGATATTACAATGCCTCAATCCTATCTAACAACGAATGTGCTTCCTGATTACAAAGGAACTGTTGAAGACATTGCACAATATATGTCATTCTTTACTGATGGGTTACTTACGGATATGGAACTACTAGATTCGTCCGTAATCTGTAAGACACGATTTAATGAAACGATTATTGTATCAACAACAGACGCACTGGATGATGAAGTGTATGTAGAATTCATTGATGTTGATACCTTTGTGTATACATCAGAAGGCATGAAGCTTCGTGAAGTAATGGATGTATATACGATTCGATATGGTTTACATCATATGGGGTTACAATCTATATCTCAATGGTTGGAACGATTCTATCATCGATACCAACAAAACTGTTCACCATTTATAACTGACTACCATATGGGCTTCTATAATCAGAAGACTGGTGAGTACTATTGTGTTCATTTTGATGATTCTGATGTAAATATCGTATTTGATATTACCAAAGATATACATACGATGAAAGATGTACAAACTATGTCACCAGAATCGATGTGCGAATATATTGACAAATTAGGAGAGTAGTATGGACAGAGAAACATTTCAAGAAAATGTGGCGAATACCATAGAGTATATGGTATTCGAAGAAGGTGTTAAGTATGTTGACTTAGCTCGTAAAGCAGATATAGCTCAATCATCGTTGTATAGTTATAAACAACGTATAGGGCTTATCAGTCATGATAAGGCGATACGTCTAGCCGATGCTATGGGTATACCGCTTGAAAATTTAAGTCGACGGACGAAGAAGTCAAATACCACATTCCGTATTAGAATAGGTATGGTAAAAACCGATACTATATCTGATGCTGAATTGCGAGATGTATTAAAGATATTGGCAACTCCAAGCTTTCCAATCATCTATCGAGCAGTGATGGGTCAAGCCTTTAAAAATCCAAATCAAATTAATTTGGAAACCTGTTCTGTTCATATAGGGTCTGGAGATATTATTAACTCCACAAAAACCTATATAGAAATCCATACCATCGGTGTAGATTCATTGCAGACTGATGTAAAAGCATCTACTACCGAATTGATGGTGTTCGTTTCCAGACTATTACGATTTCATATGAAAGATATGAGTTATCGGGTACTATACACCTAATCCGTATAGAATAACAATTCTATAATCGATATACTTGTATAGTATATGATCCGAACGAATGAAACTCATATAATAGAAGAGATGTATCGTCCGATATGTCTCTTCTATTTTTTTTAGAAAGGAGCTCTTCATAGATGGCTACTAAAATTAATAAATTAAAAAAGATTTATGTTGTGAATGAAGCTGGCGATGGCTCTAAGGAATTTGTTGAAATCTATGATTCGAATGAACAAATTAAATCTGCTGTAGAAGCAGCTAAAGAAGCGGTAAAAAATAGTAATACTAATCGAGCAGCTGATACTCCACAAATTGGAAGATCTGATATACCATTTATCGAAGCAACAGAATTATCAACCACTATTAACTTTGATAATATTGATACTGAAAAAGCTAATCATGCTTTAACAAATGAAAATTTTGGAATTAAGACCTATTTATCTGGTGGTTCTCATATTACAGTTCTTATGACAGTTAACGATATTGAAGATGGATCGACTACTGATATTCTTCTAAAAGATCCATTAACACCACTTGCTACAATAGATATTGAACCA